GTGATTTTATCCAGCCACGCTGGCGTACCCGTCTCGCGCCTCCTGTGCGTACTCGTTAGCGTACCATTCCCAACATTCCGGCCCGCTCTCAGGCCAACAGCGCCTTGCTTTTTCGTACTCACGTTCCCAGATTGCAGACGTGTCTAATCCTCTCGGCTCCACGCAGGTTTCAATCGTTTTCATGTTGCTTTTAGTTTGGTTTCTCGGCGCATAATCGCGCCCTCTTGCCATCTTGGCGGCTGGCGATGCCGCAGAGATAGCAAGCGGGCGGGATTCAGGCTTTATCCGGCACGGACCATGCTGGCGTTTGCTTTGAACCGCGAATCTCCGCCGCCTCGTTTGAACGCTCCGCAAGTCTGCGAACGTGGGCGCGGTGACTGTCCATTTCTTGACGGCTGGCGAATCGAGATGGCAGAATCTCAAGATGCAAGCGAGCGGCCAGCGCGTACAAGTCTTCAAGGCTCATCTGCGCGATTGGTACGCGAAGCTCGCCAGCTTCATCTTTTCGGACCTCGCACGCGATTACGGCCCCACTAGGAAGCCGGTCAATTGCCAGTCCGATTATGCAGTTAACAGCACAGAATTCCTGCGCGTTGTGGTTTAGAATCATATTCGTTTTCTGTTTTTGGTTATGGTTTTAGCCTGTCTCATCAGTTTTCGGGAGGCTAACCCGAAAAGACCGCCGCAGCGGTTTCGACTCACATTCTTTCATTGCATACAAGGCGCGGAGAGTAGCCTTCCCCATCGTCATAAAATGACTGCAATTCAGCGTAAAGGTTCTCTAACTCGCCGGATTCATTTTCAATCAGCATGTAGCCGCTTTCAAGAAAGCCAGCGTTACAAGCTCCGCCGAAAACGTAGCGATCTCCACGAATGAGCATCACTTCAAAATCGTGAAACTCTCCACGCTTGTCTTCTATTTCAAGGGTTCCCAGGTGCTCTGCTTTGCTTATGTCTGAAACTTGCCATTTTGATTCGTGCATAATGTGTCTTTTTGTTTTTGGTTTCTTGCTAGGGTTTGCGCCCTTTGCTCCCCTCGCTTGCGGCAAGGGGAGACAAGGAAGCAAATCACTTCGACTCTTGAACTGTATCTATGCCAGCCAGGAACGCACGCATTGCCGTTTCAAGTTCGCGTTTTGGAACGTGCCCATGGATTAGAGGCGTGGTTACTCCGCCGCCCTCGCTATGCATGCGATGGAGGCAATAGCCGCCATAAGCGCCAGATAAGTGGTAGTTTCCAACGTTAGCGCGGAAATTCCCGTTTTCGTCCTTCGTATACGGCTCCAAAGGTGAACCTGTGCGTTCGTTGATCCAACGGCATAGCGTTTCCAGCGTTTTAAGTGATGTTCTCATGTTTTTGTCTTTCGTTTTTGTTTTTGGTTTCTTGATCCTCACAGCGCGGCGGCGGCGCATCCCGCTAGAATTCCCGCGACGGCAAAGAGCCAAAGCCATAGAAGGCACTGGCGATGGAACTGCTGGCGCTGGCGATGGCGTGAGGCTGCTAGGTAATGCAGGCGGAGGTTGTTCGGTTCTGTTTTCATGTGTTTGGTTTTGGTTTATTCGTGGCGGTTTAGTCCACGCATGAACGCACCCATGAAGGATGCGCTCAAGCGAGGGCTAATTATGATCCGAGGTAGAAACTGATCTGCCCATCATCGCCTTTGCTGAGATTTGAGGGAATCCGTCCCTCCATTGCCATTTCCTCGTACTCTTCCCAGTCGATCTCGTCTAACGAGTCAGCGCCTGCTTGACGAACATCACCAGCAACCCATTGAAGGAATAAAGCGTTCACTTCTTCCGCGCTCCAGGCTGCTATTTCTTCCCGTGTCCATCCGCCTGAGCTTCGCGCAAAGTCTCGCATTGCCTCCAGTTTATCTTCCGTATCGAGCAAAGGAGTTTTTTGGGCCTGCTCCTTTGATGCGTTCCAGGTGTTCCGGCCTGCGTTCTCTCCACCTTCCGCTTGAGAGTGCGAGAGGTCGAAACAATCCAATTCAAGTAGTGGCGTGATATCGATGTACATGTTGTTTTAGTGGTTTTAGGTTAGTGCCAGAGGATGATTGCGATTGAGATCAGAGCGATGGTTCCGAGTATCCAAGCCAAGAGCATGGCGAGCATTGCGTCTGGGGTGTCGTGTGGTGTCATATTGCGTTGCGTTGCGTGTTTTGTTTTCGTTGGGTTATCCTAACACGCATAGATTAACAGAAAGCGGACAGTTAGCAAGCAGAAAAGCGGACACTTTGAAGAAATACTTGCGAAGTTAGGGCTTTAGCGGGATTAAATGCCGATTATGGCGAACACTCCTGTAATTGATCCCGCAACCTGGGAAGCGTTAAAAGCTGCCAGCATTCGAGGCGTTCCAGATTCACAGCTTGCCGAGAGCTTTGGAGTTTGTGAGGCAACGATCAGGATCAAACGATTCCGAGATGATGTGTGGAAAGCAGCGTTAACCAGTAAGCAGGAAAAGGCTACTGAAACGATAGGCAATGAAGAGAATGAAACGGGAATTGAAACGAAAGGCGAAAAAGTGGTAAATTTGCCAACTTCGCCACTTGCCAGCACGTCCACACTTGCGCAGAAAGTGGCTTCTACGGTGTCCGAGAACATCTCACGACTAGGAGAGCAGAATCGTCTCCTAGCGCTTCAAATCGCAGGGAAAGGGCTAAAGCAAGCAAATGCTGCTCCGCCGGACGTGCAAAGCTGGCAAGATGTCAAAGCCCTCATGGACATTGTGGCTAAGGCCAGCGGGATGGATCAAGCCCAAGCCGTCCAAGTTAACGTGCTTAGCTCGCAGCCTATGGATTTCTCCCCTCACTTTGAGCCGCTTGTTGAGACTGGAAACGTGGTTGAGGTGTAACTCACTGAGTATCAGTGATGTCCTACTTTGCATGCTCGGTGTTGTTTGTAGTTATATATTAACCCGGAATTTCTGGCCTGTTTTTTCTTTGATCCCGGCAGTGCATGGGTGGATGGACTGCTAGCTAGCGGCGGCGGTGGCTAGTAGCCAGGGTGGCGGGCGAGCGCGAGGGGTGGCAGTGAGGAGCGCAGACCACGGGTCGGGTGGCAGTGGGTAGGGCGGGGCGAGCGGCCCATGTTGTGCGTATATTCACTCCCCTCATAAAATTCCCCCAAATAAATATCTTCTACCATTACCACCACCGGGTATGATTTATTTATTCACCCACCCCAGGGGTCTTTTCTGTAAAATCATCCTCAACAATTTCTCCCTCTAAATTATTTCTTATACCATTTGATTCCGTCCGTTTGTGTGTGATGTTTACCGCAGTGAACTACTACAATGAATATGACAAAAAGACCGCCGCATGGCTGCGAGAACTCATCAAGGCTGGACTTATTCCAGATGGAGTTGTGGACGAGCGATCAATTACAGATGTGCGTTCAAGCGATCTCGCCGGATACACGCAGTGCCATTTCTTCGCCGGAATCGGAGGATGGAGCCTTGCTTTGCAACTCGCAGGATGGCCCTCAGATCGTCCTGTGTGGACCGGAAGCTGCCCATGCCAGCCATTCTCAACCGCAGGAAAAGGACTCGCTCAAGCCGATGAACGACATCTCTGGCCTGTGTTCTTTAATCTCATCAAGGAATGCCGACCTGAACATGTCTTTGGGGAGCAGGTTGCAAGCGCGATTGGCAAAGGTTGGCTCGATGGAATATCGGCAGACTTGGGCGAAGAAGGTTACGCCTGCGGGTCTGCCGTATTGGGCGCACACAGCGTCGGCAGTCCGCATATCAGACAAAGATTGTACTGGGTGGCCGACTCCAACAGTGGACGATTCCAGCAATGTGACGAGGGAATCGGGAGCGTTCCAGAGCTTAACAAGAACAGCGCAGATGGCTGGATGGGCGACTCCAGTAGTGAACGACACAACGGGCAGCACTCACTGCTACGGAAAGAAGAACCAAGACGGGACACGGGAGATATTCTACAAGCTGCCGGGTCATGCGAAGCTAGCGGGATGGGCAACGCCGAACGCCAACAATATGAACGACGGGGAGGGGCTGGAGACGTGGGATGCCCGCCAGATCAAGAACAAGGAGAAGCACGGCAACGGGAACGGAGCTGGGATGCCAATAGCGGTTCAGGTGAAAACGATCACGGGATGGCCGAGTCCAATGCACTTGGATGGACACATGGCTTCGACAGAAAGGACGACCAACGGGCAGAAACAGCTTCCGAATGTAGCGGCAATCTGTGGTCTGACTTCCAACTCGCCCACTGCCGAGACGGCAAAACCCGTCGCATCCCAACTGAACCCACATTTTTCCCGCTGGCTCATGGGGTTTCCGCTAGAGTGGTGCGACTGCGCGGTTACGGCAATGCAATCGTTCCCCAAATTGCGGCGGAGTTCGCCAAAGCATATTTAGAAATTTCCCAATGATTTCATCATTCCATCCCAACTTCAAAAACCTCACGGGTAAACGCTTTGGTCGCTGGACGGTTCTCTCCCATGTGCCAACGGGTAGAAAAGGATCTTCAACCTGGAGATGCCAGTGCGACTGTGGACGCATCAAGCAGAACGTGTTCTATACCGCTTTAACAACGGGCAAGTCTCTTTCCTGTGGATGCCTTAGAACCGATCTGCTGCGCGGTAAAGCAGTGGATGTGAAGCCGGAAAGCCCAACTGCTATTGAAGAGCCTATTGGCGATTTGGCTGAGCTTGAGGCGATGCTGGTTGATTCCAAGAAGCCTGTGGTATCTGAGGCTAAAAAACTCACCCTCAACGATCAACGTCTCTGGCGCTGTATAGCTCGTTGCCGGGTCAAAGGACTCACCTACAAGGGCCAGAAGCCAACGGATTTCTACGTCAAGCTGGCGATGAAGGATGAGCTTGCGATTTGGCTGAGAGGATAAATATCTTATTGTATTTGTTGCATCGACAGAATCGGCGTGCGATGGTTGATGACGATATGAAACTAACAGAACAAGAAAAAAGAATCAAGCTGGCTAAGGCTGATGGGTGGGATGAGTCGCCGTCGGGCAAATGGAGTAATAACGGATTTATTTTGCCTGACCCTCTCAATCCACCCGACTACTTCAACGACCTCAACGCGGTGCATAAGTTGGAGCAACAAACATGGTCCAAGGAATGGAATCTGAGAGACGATTTTTGTGATCATTTGGCTTTAATCATTGACCCTGTGCATGGTTATAGAGGTCTTAAAGCTATAGATGCACTACAAGCAACCGCAGCACAACGCGCCGAAGCTCTCGGCCTAGCCCTCAAACTTTGGGAGGCATCGAAATGATTGCAAGAATCGCCATCTTAATGTTTGGAATTACTATCGCTTCTACGACGTGCATGAACCGCTACTGCGAAATGAAAGAATGGATTCACACTCACTCAGATAAATACAGACCATGAGAAACATAAACCTCCCCAAAACAAAAATATACATTCGCTGTGACGCCTTCGGTGGTCCAGAAAACGAATTTGAACTAGCTTGGCTCGTCTCTGTCAGAGCTATGCGTAACCGTCCATTCTGCTTCCAGGCATGGGTGGAGAAATACGCTGCATGCTTCGATAAGATTCCGCCGCAGTGCGTCTATTGGTATGAGCCGGAAGATGATCACAAGCCTCTTCCGCTACATAAAGTTCAGATGTGGGAATGCCTGTCTGGTTCCATTGAGCTTTGGCGCAAGGATCAGTTAAGCGACGTGCCAGTTTTGGTTAACCTTGGCAAAGGTAATCCACCGATAGGAGGCCACTACTGGTTCACCATCGACCACCTGCCAGAAGGGCAATCATCTGGCCTCCTGGACGTAGGTGACTCAGAGTTGCTTGAAGAGCATAAGGAGGGCAATGTCATCAAGCTCAGTAATGGGCAGATCGCGATCTATCCGAACAACCGCATTAAGTGGATGCCAGTTTCACTGACCGGCAAAGACGCAGCCGCAACTATTCCGCCCTGGAGCGTTGCAACAAATAGCCAATGGGACGAGTGGTGGTCTGACTCAGACGAAATCCTTGGCGATGCTAAATGGGCGTATTGAAACAAACGTAGAACATAAATATGAACCGTTCCTCTCCATCGTCTTATTCTCCGTCGCTTGTCCCTATACTTATGAAAGACCTACACACTCCAATCGAGCCAAATCAACTGCATCCGATGTTGTTGGATGATGCGCACATAGGCGACATCGTCGCATTCGACTGCCGCGAAAGGATGCTCACCATCCAAGTCGATGAGATGCCAAGCGGCAAAAAGCCTGGACACAGGCTTGGAGCGCGGGCGATTTTGGTATTCCTGCCGGAGAACGACCCACATCAAGCGACGGCAAGCGCTGGACCATTGAAAACATAACCAAAATCCACATTGACGCAGGAATTAAACACGGAAATGAAACCCATGAAGACCAATATGGCCTTGATTCGGCTTCCTAATGACGTGGCCCGTTGCGATGGCGTAGGATTCGATGAAAACGGCAGTTGGGACTGGCGCGAAGGCTGTGAGACGTGTTTACGCCGCACTGCTCCACGTGGAGACATGATGCTCATATCGTTCATCCATCCGCCTGCGATTGTCGCTTTCGAGTGCGAGTTCCTCATTGAGCCAGACAGCAATCATCCAAACCAACTTTCCAGCTAACAATTTAATGGGACGCTCACCAAAATCACTCATCAACGAAACCTTCGGCAGCTTGATCGTTGTCGAACTCGTATCTCGCAACACCCATGGCAATAGCCGCTGGCTGTGCCAATGCGAGTGCGGCAACAAGACCGAGGTATATTATCAAAATCTCACCTCTGGAAGTGTGCAGTCCTGTGGCTGCTTGCCGAAGGGAAGGAAGATTGGCTCCAAAAAACAATCCAAGTAATGACTATGAATACAGAACACGACAAACCAACGCCTCCTCCAGGATTCAAACTTGTTAAGGGGGCTGAATTAAAAGCTCCATTTGATACCAGATTGCTCGTGTTTACCGATGAAGACACATGGGATGAATCTGTTTATGCAGGTTCAAATAGAGCAATGCTCCATGCAGACTTTTGCTCATGGTATGCGACACCAGATTCACAGCAATCCATTTCCGAGGAGGCCGCAGCAATCGTCGCTGGAGATCGCGAAGCCGACTACGGCGAAGTAAACGAATCTTTCTCCCGCATCGCAAAGCTGTGGAGTGCCTACACAGGATCGACCATTGAGCCGTGGGATGTGGCGCAAATGATGATTCTTCTGAAAGTCAGCCGAGCCAAGACGAGCAAGAAGCGAGACACCTTGGTTGACATCATTGGATATGCCGAGTGTGCAGCGAAACTTAACAAAGCTGAATGATATTTGGGCTATGCGGTCCTGATGCCAGACTTTGGGTGGGGAAAATGTGAAAAAGTGTAAAAGTCGAGCACATGCAGAAAACAGGCTGTAAACCATTGATGATCAATGAGAAAAGCGCGTAAAGCTAACATAATAGAATAGACAAGTGGTTAACATAATTCGAGATAGTTCATGTTGACTCTTAACTATAACTAACGCATCATGGCTCATGTCGTTCATCAAGGCGCACTGCGAATTAGTCACTTCTTCAGTATGGGAAGGTCCGTATCACCAGAGGATTGCGTGGATGGCATTGATGGTGACTTGTAAAACTAACGGCATCAGCCCGATTACCGAGGCGTCTCTTTACCGGGTGGCGAATATCACCAAGGAGGAAGCGGATGACGCCATTCTAGCTTTTACATCGCCAGACCCAAAATCACGCACCCCAGATAATGAAGGGAGACGTATCGAGCGAGTCAGCGGTGGATTCAAAATCCTAAACTATTTCCAGTATCGAGATATAAGGACTCCAGAACAAAAAAACGCCTACATGCGCGATTACATGAAAAAGTATCGCAAGCAGAAAAAGGACAACCTTTCGTGGGAAGAGGTTTACAAGATGGAGGCAGACGATGCCATGACACTCCCAATACCGGGAGAGTTTGATGCCTCAGTCGAGGCTGCAATAATCGACTTTCTCAATATGCGCTATGAGCTAGCGACAGCACCAAAGCGTAAGCAGGATCGAGTTCGTTTCTCTGCCTCCATGGCAAAAGCCCTTTTTGACGAAACCCGTGTAGCACTCATAACTCTAACGGCAGCCGAAGTGGCAGCTAAACTGCGTAATACAGCAATCAGCGGATATCGCTCACCGCGCTTCAACTCGATCTACCGATGAATATTCCAGAAACATTCAGGTTACCAGCAGAAGCCATGGCTGCTAGAAGACTAACTGGGATAACAGACGACAGCCAGCGCCAAAAGATCATCAATGAGATTTCGGAAGATGAGTGGAAGATCGACAGAATTGAATGGCGCAACTGGATGGAAATGATGAGGAGTAAATTTGCTAGAATGCACACAACACCACAAGAACGAGTAAATTATGAACGAAGAAACAGAAGATGAATGGGAAGAAAAATGCCGCAAAGAAGTTGCTGTCAGAGATGAGAAAACAAAGATTTTTGGTGTTTTGAGCGACAGGAATTTGCGCGGATACATGACAAACTACGGAATACTTATCAGTATTGATAATGAACATGAGGATTGGTCGAAAGTATTAAGCGCCTCAATTTATGCTGAAAAAGTCAGAGAACTTATTGGTCTTGAGTCGCCTGATTATTCAAGAGATGAAATTCCAGCCACATCCACAATGGATTAAAAAAATTACCAGCTAACAAAAACAACCACTTGCCTCCACCCAAGAAACAGCATAAGATATCCAATGGGAAACATTACCCACTGCTAAACCTAAAAATATATGAGAATCATTGACCCAACATGTACGATTGGACATCTAGCCAAAAATCCTGAGATAAGCGCAGCAAAACTTGCGTCTTGGTCATCAAAAGGCGTGGAGATTTGCAATGATAGTAAACTGTGGCGCTTGTATAGTGGAGATGAGCCATGCAGCAAAATGATCTCCGCTACTGTGATGGAGGCTTCCGCATGGAATAAAAATGCCAGAGCCTTTGCAGGATGGCAAGCGTCACTTGGACGAGTGGCCCTACCCATCTTTGAACTTCGTGAAGAAGATGACCCTGAAAAAACATCAATGTGGAAAATCACCTTCAAAGAAGGCAGCGTTGAAGATGTTGAACTTGTGTGTGCAGAAACAAAAGCGGAGGCTCGCCGTCAGTTTGACAAAATGGCAAGAGTTACTTGGGTTGTAAAAAGCATTGACAAGGTAGAGAAGAAACAAGTAAATATAAATCAATAACCATATGGAAAAGAAGTTCTCTAAAACGATCAAGAATCCTGATACTGGCCGTGAAAAGACGGTGAAATACGGCCAAAAAGGCAGCAAAATTGGTCCTATTGGCAGCAAGCGTGCTGATGCGTATTGCGCTCGCAGCAACAATATCGCTGGCGATTGGCGCTCTGATTCCAATTCGCCAAATTCCTTGTCGCGTCGGAAATGGGGATGTTCGGGATCTAAAAGCGTAAAGAAGAAATAACACCATGAATACTGAAACAGTCTGGATGTCAGTCATTATTCTTTTGATGTCAGTCATTAATCTTTGCATTCTATTGGTCAAATGCCTGACTTAAATCGGAAAACATAATCTCAATCTACCATGAAGGACTCCTGCTACAAAAAAGTCAAAGCAAGCTACGACGTGTTTCCATCGGCTCGCGCTTCTCAAGCCATTGCCAAGTGCCGCAAGGAAAGTGGCAATGTTCGCAAGACTGAAGCTGGCTCCAATCTCAAGCGATGGGAGAAGGAGAACTGGAAAGACCAACGCACTGGCAAACCTTGCGGATCAGGTGGCGATAACGAGTATTGCCGACCAACGAAGCGAGTTTCATCCGATACGCCTAAAACGGCTAGCGAATTAGGGCGCAATAAGGTTCAGGCCAAGATGCGCGAAAAAGCCCGTGTTGGCATGGGTGCTAAAGTCAGTGCAGCTAAGTAACAATTTGCCCGCCGTGCCTGTGCTGGCCGAAGTACCTCGCCAAATCAGATTGGTAATTACCGACGAGAAAGTAGTGGTCGAAAAGCGCAAGAGAGCACACAACTTATGTGAAGAGGTTCAGCCTCGGATCGAGACTCTTGCGGCGGCGGGCAGCTAATTTCAATATATCAATATGGACGAAATGACAAAATCCCACAAGTGCCGAGTCAGGCATGGAGACTATCAGTTTATTAAAGGATCAGTCCTTGATATTGGCTGTGGTCCAGACGCCATCAAACTTAATCCACCATCAACCGTTCGAGGTTGGGACTTGCCTGATGGAGACGCGCAATATCTGACCGGCGTTAATGACAAGTCGTTTGATTGTGTAGTGAGCGCCCATTGCCTGGAGCACATGAACGATCCAGAAGTAGCTCTTCAAAACTGGAGCCGAGTTCTCAAAGAGGGCGGATATGTGTACATTCTAGTTCCGCTCTACAGTGCTTATGAGAAGTTCCGCGACTTCCGCTTTGGCAGTTCTCATCAAGCACGTTTTAATCCAGATCACAAAACATCATGGGATATTGTTAGCGTGGACAAGCCGATGAACCACGATCACTACGACTACAAACGCATCGTGCAAATGGGAAAAGATGCTGGATTGCACCTTGTTGATCTGCGTATGGAACTAGACGGCTTCCATTGGGACAAGTGGAACGATCCTGATTTTGACTCGACTATGCACAATGGGCTAGCTCAGTTGTGCATTGTGTTCAATAAGATTTAGCATTATGAATTTACTCCCGGTAGTCCTCAATATCGCGCCTCACGAAAAACGTCAGGCTGAACGCTTGGCGAAATATTTGAAGGAACTAGATGGCACCGAGGTAATTACGATGTCGTTTCAAGACCCTCCTGGCATGCGTTATCCAGAGGTGGCAAATTTAGCGTTCAAGCAGTGCGCTAAAACGATGCGTGGTAAGGCTTTTATGTGGATTGAGTGTGACTCTATTCCAATCCAGAAGGGATGGCTCAAAGCGATTACTGATGAGTATGTGAAGCAGGGCAAGCCGTATCTTTATCCAAAGACTCGCAATCCACCATTTGATAATTTTACGGGCATTGGCGTACAAGGACCGGACGCATACGAGCAAGCTCCAGTTGGATATACTACGGGCGGATTTGATGAGTGGATTTCTACCAATTTTCCAGATCAAATTGGACTCACTGATTTGATTCAACACTCGTATGGCTTCTATGATTCTAGGGGTGATGTCACACTCCACGAGTTCCCGCGTGATTTGCATATTCTGCGAGATGATTCTGTGATCTTCCACAAAGATAACGCTCAGAGTTTAATCGACCACATCATGCCATCCATGAAGCGTGATGAGATTATTGGAGTCTCTGGAGTTGGTGATTTGGGTGATGCGGTGGTGAGCTTAGCAACACTCAAGCACCACGGCGGCATATTCGATTATTACGCCCGCGACAATGGATCAACCAAGGGATTTGTTGCAAGACTGCCGCTAATCAGGCCGCTGATCGAATCCCAACCATACATCAACTCTGTAAAAATCTGGAAGCGAGAGCCTATTGCTTGGGCATCAGAAGGCTTCAGGCCAAGTTGGCATGACAGAAGACGTAATCTTGCTACCTGCCATGCTCAGCATGCTCTTGACACGCACTTCATCGACACGCTACCAGACATGAGCAAGCCGTGGCTGACAGTTGAGCAAAACAAGAAGTTCAACGGCCTCATAGTCATCAATCGCAGTCCTCGCTACAATAATCCACATTTTCCATGGAGAGAGGTAGTTGAACACTATGGAAATCTTTTGTGCTTCATTGGATTGCCGCAGGAGCACGCTGATTTTGAGTATCATTTTGGCAAGGTTCGCTACATCGTCACACGCGATATGCTGGAAGTTGCACAGGCGATTGCCGGAAGTGAGTTGTTTATAGGCAACCAAAGCTCGTGCATGACAATTGCCGAAGGATTGAAACATCCTCGAATCCTTGAGGGATCACTCATCATTCCAGACTGCATTTATCCAAAAGCGCATAACGCTCAGTATGTCTTTGATGGAACGGTTACTCTTCCAGCCGTCGCTCATGTTCCAGCAAAAAGCCTCAAGTCTAACGCCATTCATTGGTCAAATTTCGACACAACGATTGTGCCAAAAGTTGGACGTGGATACGGTTGGATATATGACCATGGAGGCATTCGGATTCAAGAAGGCACCGTGAGAAAAGTGGCATCCAAGGTATCCAAGCTACTTGGAATCAGCCATGAGCAGGCCGAAGCAGAGGTTGTTAAAGCCACTGTTAAAGCCGCGCCAAACTCTTTTAGTGGCAATCTACGCATGTCAAACATGACTGCTGCAATGGATGCCCTTCGTGAGAATGGCTACACAGATCATCCAATCTTTACTCTCATGAGTGGAAATATTGGAGATTTGCTTTGAAATTCTATTTGACCACTTTCAATCAAACCCTTATAACCAAGAAATCTTATGCTCTTAGCTATTCCTGTTAGTGCCAGTGACGCCAAAAACCTGCCTCATACGGCGGAAATCTTCAAGAAGTTCGGTCCTTACGCTGGTTTCCAGTGTGCAATCTTTGCCCGTTTAGAAATTGAGAATGAAGCTCGCGTGTTTGCTGAGCAGATTAAGCCTTTATTCTCCAACCTAGACATTCACATTATCGACTTCCACTCCAATGGAGCTACGGAAGCTGCCGCTAAGCATTTCCGCGCTGTTGCTCAGACGGTAAGCGAGAAATATACCGCTGGACCTTGGTACTTCTATGAGTTGGATAATACGCCAATTCAAATTGGCTGGCTGAGTAAGCTCCAACGTGAGCATCACGAATCTGGTAAGGCTCACATGGGGGCAATCGTTCCAACTCGTGGATTTTCTATCATGCCAGACGGATCACTCAAGCCGTCATTTGGCGATCCTCACATGGTTGGCACCGGCATCTACCATCATGCAATGGGTGCTCTTTCGCCAAACATTGGTCAACTTGACCGTTCCATGCCTTGGGCTGGTCCGCTTGAGCCTTTTGACATCCGACTTCGTTATGAGGTTGTTCCACACGCTCACAATACGATTCTCATCCAGCACAACTGGAACACGGGCAACTACCGAGTAGAAAATGGACAAATTGTCTGTGATGATCTTTCTGGCGATGTGAACCTTAGCCATGCCAAGCCTTATGACGGTCACGCAGTAGTCGTTCACGGTTGCAAAGATGGAAGTCTCGCGAAACTGGTTTTGGCTGACAAGATCACCACTAAGGCTTCCGAAGCTAATAAGGTTGAACCAAAAACGGTGGTTGAAGAACCCAAAAGCCTTACTGGACAAGAGGGCCAGCTTCCATCTGTTGGATTCCTCGCCTTCCGCATCAAGGGAGTTGTGGAAGCTAGTAAAGATCGCCTAACAGCCAAAAAGATTGCAGAGCAACTCGGCGTTAAGATTGAAGAGATCGTTTCAGCATGTTCCGAAAATGGAAGTGGATTGAAGGTTGCGGGACCGCCTAAATGGGTTAGCCTCGCATAATTATGGCTGATTCCACAAATACCCTTGAGTCTTATAATCCTCCCGTCGTAGATGACCGGGGCAAATTCCTTGACGAGCGAATCAAAGATGTTGGCGCTGCTCGAAGCCTTTGGTTCCGCCTCCAACAGGCTGATTTGAAATCGAATCAGCAAATGGCAAAGGTTCAAGCAATGGTTGATGGCGCTCCTCCATTAGACCAAATGCAGCTTGCCAAGCAGGGTCTGGCATACATGTCCAACTTCAATCCAGGCGATGCTAAAGCTGTTCTGGATACGTCTCTTGCTGCGTTCTATGACCTCATTTCTGGCACCGAAAGCCTAATTGACCTTCGCACTAAATATGGTTCCGAACAGGAACGTCAAGAATGGTCGCAGAAGATGAGCCTGAATATGAGCCGCGTCATTCGTCGCTGGCCTCAGTTCAACTTCAAGTACAGCTACATACCGCACTACATGGTGCTACACGGTGTTGGTATTGCTTACTTCCAAGACCCTCTTAATTGGGAATGGGACGTAACGAATCTCGCCTACTTCAAGATTCCTCGTCAGACACGCGCCAACGAAGCTGAAATCCAATACGCCTGCCTCAAGAAGCTAGAGAATCCTGCTGACTTGATGAAGTACATCAATATGGGCGATATTGCTGATGAGCAAGGATGGGATCGCGATCAACTCAAGAAGGCAATCATGAACGCCTCTGAGCAGATTCCAGACATGCTCAACTGGATGGAATGGGAAGCTCGCTGGAAAGACAACGACATCACCTATGGCGAGACGAGTCCGTCTATCTCTGTGATTTACATGTGGGTGCAGGAGCTTGATGGAAGCTACTCTATGTACGCTTTTGCCGAGAATGGTTACCCGATTACCGATGGAGTTCCTGAGAACTTCCTCTTCAAGCGTCGTCACCTTTATCGCAATGCTAGCGAGGCGTTTACCTTCTTCACTCGCGGCATTGGCACCAATGGCAACTATCATGGTATTCGCGGACTTGGCTCTGACATGTTCAATGCCTTCCAGCAGTTGATGCGCTTGGAAAACAAGAAGGTGGATGTCGCTCAAACCGCTGGCCCACACTGGCAGGTTGAAAGCGAAGAAGCAGTCGAAAACTTCCGCATCGTTCCGTATGGCGCTGGCTATCTTGTGACTCCTGGAGCAAACTTCGTCCAGGTTCAGCAGCCGAATATCATTCAGAACATTGAGCCAGCCGTTCAAAGTCTGCGTCAGACTTTCTACAACAATATTGCTCAATACACGAGCAGCAAAACGCTCGATACCGGCAGGGAGCTTTCCAAGTTTGAGGCGATGTCTCGAATGGAAATGGCATCGCAGCTTTCTGTGACTTCCATCAACCTGTTCATGCAGCCGTTTGACCGCCTGATGAATGAAGTTGGTCGCCGCTTCTTCCGTCCTGGATACCAACGTGGTGAGCCTGGAGGAGAGGAAGTTTGGCAGTTCCGCCAAATGTGCCTTGAAGATGGCATTCCAGAAGAAGCATTGAAGAACATGGACTTGCGCTACACGCGAGCCAGCCGCTCCATTGGATTTGGTAGTCCTTCCGCACGTCGCTTGGCATACGAGAACCTGATGCCAATGTACCCGTATTACGATGAATACGGCAAGCAGACTCTCATCCGCAACTTCACTGGTGCTATCGCTGGCTGGCAGATGGCTGATGAGCTTACAACTCCTGCTGGAGCCAACCAGCGTCCACCGATTGATGCTGCAATTGCAGATGCTCAGAATGCAATTCTTGCTCAGGGTGCCACTCAGGCAATCCTGCCAAACGAAAACAAGAGCGTTCACTTGCAGGTTCATATTGCCAAGCTGACTGAGTTTTATCAGCAGTTTGACCAAGCGGGTCAGAATCCTGAGATGTATGCTCAGATCGTTCCGCCAATGGCAAACATCTTTGATCATGCCGCTCAGACTCTTGAGCAGTTCACTGGTCCAGAAGCTCCTCAATACCGCCAGCAACTCCAACAGTTCAATGAGATCATTGTCAATGGCTCGCGACACCTACAGAAACAGCAGGCGATGGAGGCGGAGGCATCTGGTCAACCTCAAGAAGATCAAGGACCGTCTGAGATTGAAATGAAGATGGCGGAGTGGCGTGCAAAAATGGATCAACGAGCCGAGGAGTTCCGTATGAAAATGGAACAACGCCAAGCCGATGCTGCTCAAGCTCGCGCTCTCAAAGATACCGCTGCCGCTGCCGCTATTGCCTTGAAGGGCGCTTCATATCAAGCGCAACAGGCATCCATTAGAAGTTCTCTATGATACCAGCAAATACACAAAAAACGCGACTCGAAAAATTCAGAGATGGAGATGGTCCTGGGCGTCTTTCTGCACTGCTCAAAGACCCAGTGATGATTGAAGCTCTAGCGATTATTGAAGAAAAGACCGAGCCTAACGACTCGATTCTGACTGGCCTTGTGCGCGATTACAAGGCGGAAGCTCCTATGGTTATCTCTATGATCCACGCCGGACAGGCTGGCATTCGTCGCACGTTGCGATTGTTGAAAGCGTTGGCATTTAGACCTCAAGCTGACAACCAACACATGGACGCATTCACTCTTGAAGCGTACAGCCACATTGACGAAAAATATCTCGAACAGACCCATCAGTAAAATATATGGACACCGAAAACACACAGCCACCAGAATACGACGCAACAGCAGAAGCTCAAGCCATGTGGGATCGCGCCCAATCGTTCCTTCCAAAAGAGGAAGAAAGCGCCAAGGTTGAGGAGAAAGTTGCACCCACTGATCCAGAGCCATCCAAGGAAGATGTGAAGCGTGATGAGCCAGGGGAAAAGATCGAGGAAGTCACTGAAAACGATCTTCCAAAAGGATCTAAAGCTACTCCTGAAGCCATTTCCACATGGAAGGACATGAAGGCTGAGTTGAAACAGCTTCGTGAAGAACGCGACAGCTTGAAGAACACGCTTCCTGAAAAGGACAAGACTGTTCAGGAGAAGATGATCGAAATCGAAGAGATGCGGAAGAAGATTGCCGAGTTTGAGGGCAAGGATATTTCCGCATACGAGAGACGCATTTCTGAGATGGAATCTAAACTTGGTGAGCATGAGCAGTTCCGCTCCATTCACGATGTTCAGAACTCCACTGCCTACTATGAGTCCATCCTTGAACCTGCTGCCGCTATTGGTCAGGCAATTGAAGTGCTGGCAGGAGCAAATGATGTTGATGCAAAGACGCTTCAAGGCGTTTTGGAGATTAGCGATCCTATTGAGCAGCGTAAAAAACTGCGTGAAGTGACCGAAGGCTGGCACCCAACAGATGCCGCTGAACTCATGGAGCATGCTCGCAATACTCAGACGCTTCTCAGGAAGTCGTCCGAGATGCTTGAGAATGCTGACAGGGCTAAGCAAGAGCTTTCATTCATGGAGCAAGAGAAAGCTCGCAGAGCCAAAGAGGATGAAGACAAGCAATTCTCGTCTGCTACCGAAGCTGCAAATAAGCTGCTCCAAGAGAAGATTCCTTTTCTCAAAGATAACAAAGATCTCATGGAGGCAGTCTCAAAGGCTGAGATCAGAAAAGACCCTGCTAGCATGGCTGTAGCAGCGCGTGCAAGCGTGATTCTTCCACATTTGTTGCGTCAGCTTGACGAGCGTAATGCCAAGATTTCCGAACTTGAGACTTCGCTAAAGTCACGCATTGCAGCTTCACCGCGTCCTTCTAGCACTTCTACGCCTGCGAGCACGAGCGATAACCTGCCTACTGGCTACGACATGGATTCGATTATGGCTCGATTCCAAGCGCACCAGCGGCAAGGGTGATGCTTACGGCATAATAATTAACGGGGCATCGTCAGGTTTCACTTCCTGACTTTGCTTGTTGAGAATATGAAGGTCTTCAACAGTTGCCCTTTTCTTGAAGTCGCGCACCTGAAGAAGCGCCTGCGTGATTCGCTGCATCATGCCAACGAATGGCTCATGCTCGTCTTCTGACTCAAATACGGGAGATTTGAAGCCTGCCACTTGGCCTGTTTCGTCGTCGCCAATAACGAGTTGTGCCTCGAAGCGAGAGTTTGAGCCGACTGGCAGTTGGTCGATGCGGATGTAGATGGATGGGGTTGTCATATAGGATTGAAATTGGCAACGCCGTGGGAGCAACCAACTCGCCACGGCGTCTGGCACTAGGGACACATGAAAACAAAACCTTGTGCGTGAGAAAACATCGCAGATGGATTTGGATTCGTCAAGAATCTCTTGAAAAGAGAGCGATCCTGGGTTAAAAAAGCAATGCCGCTGGAATTGGCGTTCCGAGCGGCATCTATCAACATCAACTGAACACACAGCTAATGCCGAATATATTTATTATCCGTGATAAGGACGAGTCCGTCAAGAGATCAAGGGGAGACGTTGGGCTGGACGGGCTTATTTTTTGGTCGTATTTTAAAGATGCCGGTAAACGTAAAGGTGAAATCAGAGAGCGATGGTTGAATCAAAATGATTTCGATATTCGCAAGGAGAGGGCGATGATATCTGGTAGCAAGTCCTACCAAAAAGCACTGACGGAAAATCCACAAAAGCTGAAGGATCGGTTTAAGTCATTTAGGGATAGGAATAAAAAAAGCGAGATTCAACGGTGTCGAGAATGGAGAAAAAACAATCCACAAAAGCAACGGGAGGCATGCAAACGGTGGAATGATGCCAACCCAGACGCATGCCGAGAGCATAGAAGAAAAGCTCAAAAGAAGGCAATAGCCACGGCTAGCCTGACTTATTTCAAGTCGCGAATGAGGCATCGCGTTAGAGAGGCAATGAAGAGGGGGCAGTTTAAAAAGACATCATCAACTCGCGATATGATCGGATGCAATTGGGATGAATTACGCTCTCATATTGAAAATAAATTCTTACCCGGAATGTCGTGGGAAAATAAATCCGAATGGGAGATAGATCATATCATTCCGCTATCGTCTGCTTCTTCGGAAGAGGAAATTAAGAAGCTGTGTGCATGGCATAATCTTCAGCCACTCTGGAAAGCAGACAATAGGAGCAAGGGTGATAAAATGCCTTACTCCGCATAATTTCAGTAAAATAATCTTGACTGTTGAGCTTATGGTGCCATCATCGCCATGAGCTAAAAAGCGTGTATCAACGCTCCTAGGAGGCTCTCTAGGTGAAATGGTGACTGAGCGCCCTACACGGGGCAAACCCAGCAATGGGGCATTCCAGGCTCAAGAATGGAAGTAGAGCAAGCGTCATGGCATTCAGCCAATGGCATCTTCTTGTTCAAACAAACAACCCGTTCCAACACCCGCCTAATAGGCAAAACAACTAAACTCACCTACGACTATGGCATGTACAGATATTAATCAATTCTTGGAGTCTGAGAGCCAGAGGATCGTCGACGATCCTTCCGAAAAATCATTCATCAGCAATCCTTGGCAGAACGATTCTATCGTTCCGCGTTCCCGCTGGCCCAATGGTATGGGCGATACCCCGAACTTCCTGACATTTGAGCGTGCGATGCCGTTCGGTTCCGATGTCACGTTCACCACCTACGGCTTCAATGACGGCGGTAGCGGTGACGAAGGCGGTTCTTGCCAGCCTCCTGTGTCCACAATCTATCCTTCGCAGACTCGTCGCTCGATGGAACTCAAGATTGCGGCTGTCGAAAGCCCTCCCTTCTGTATTGAAGATGCTCGTATGAGCTACAACATCGTTCAGCAGGCTGCTGCCTTCATCCGTAACCTTCGTGGATACTCCCGCTACCTGTGGGAAAATCAACGCCGCGATCAGTTCACGTCCATCTGCTCCAACAAGTACGTCGCTGACGCTGGCCTTACGGTCAACTCCGCTTCGTTCGCCACTGGAACGATTGGCACCCTGAAGCGCGAGATGCTTGATTACATCCGCTACAGCCTCATCCGTAATGGAGCAGACATTCAGAACGGCCTCTCCGTCAACAAGATGGGTCAGCCTCTTCTGCCACTCGTCCTCTCCGATGAAGCTCAGCAGACGCTCGCTACTGATGGCGTGACCATCCAGAACATCCGCTGGGACTCCGAAAAGGTCCGTGCGCTCAACAATGCCCCTGGTTCCTTTGACAGCCTCAACGGCTTCAAGATGACCATCGACATCGCTGCTGCTCGCTGGAATCTTGTCGGTGGTGCTTGGGTGCGCGTTCCCTTCATGCTCCCTGCTACCAACAAGGGTGATCCTGCGAACGTCAATCCAGCCTACTTCACGGCTCAATACGAAGATGCGATCATCGCTACCAAGCAGGTTGTGAAGTTTGCGATTCCTGATTCTCAGCTTGCCGCTGGGGAAATGAAATTCGCTCCTCAGGACTACCTTGGCCGATTCAACTGGATCAACAAGTATGACCGCACTTGCAACGTGGACGAAAACATTGGCTTCTTCCGTGGCAAGTTCGCCTACGGTGCTCAGCCAGTGATTCCTGAATACGGCGCAATCCTCCGCTTCCGTCGCTGCCCAACCAACTGGGTTGTGAACACCGCTTGCTCTTAATTGAGTAAAACCACTTGAGGCGGGGTTAGTCTAAAAAACTAGCCCCGCCTTTCTTGCATACACACCAAAACTCTGCTAATAGCTAATTGCTTATGAAACTCTCTTTTACCTCACCTGAAGGCTGGCAAATGCCAGAAGACGCAACACCTGGACAGCCTTTTCAAGCTGTTGGAACATTCCTCGCCGATGAAGACGGCAATCTCACTCTGACAGCCATTGATGGAACCGAAATTCCAATGATGGAAGACGACGAGATGGAGATGGAAGATGAAGGAGTTGAAGTCGAAGTGACGATGCCTGAAAAAGAAATGTCTGAAGAAGAAGACATGATGGATCGCGCTAAGAAAATGGGCGTCTTCAAATAACCATCTCATCTTATGAGGCCAGCATTTTCTGATGAAGTAAACGCAATGGTTGTCTTCGTTGCCGGAGACACATGGAATGGATTTCCGTCCATCACCGTGTCCAATCGTATTGCGCCTGGAAATCTGGCCTCAGTTAAGATGGCATTCAAGCTCAACCCCAAGAGCACAATGCCAACACTGGAACTCACCAGTGGCACAGACATCACCATTAGTGATCCGGTGAATTGGGTATTCACCATCAATCCAGGTCGATATGAATTGCCAATTGGGCAATATGTCTGGCAGATTGAAACCACCGACACTAGCTCGCCAGCTTATGTCGAAACATTGATGGAAGGCATCGGAGAAGTGCTCTCCAACTACACGACTACAACCTGATGAGCCAGACAAACATTTCCGTTAATTCCACGCTTGGTCCAACGATTGAGGTTCTAAGTGACGGAGGCATTGTAATCAATGTTGCCACTCCTGTCAGTGGAACTGGAGATGTGACTAGCTCAAGCTCTTCGGTAGATAACCAGATTGTCCGTTTTGATGGGACAAGTGGCAAAATTATCCAGAACTCTGGAATCACGATTGCTGATGGCGCTACTGGAACGCTTTCTGGCACGAATACCGGAGATCAAAACCTTTTCGGCACGTTTGCTGTTGCAGGCCAAAGCAATGTAGTGGCAGATTCCACCAGTGATACACTCACACTTGTTGCTGGTAGCAATATTACCATCACGACGAATGCCTCAACGGATTCGATCACGATTAACTCGACAGCCAGTGGCTCAGGTGATGTTGTTGGACCAGCTTCGGCAACTGATAATGCGATTGCTCGTTATGATCAAACCACTGGCAAGTTGATTCAAAACTCAGGGATTACTATTGCTGATGGTGCGTCAGGAACACTCAGCGGAACTAATAGCGGTGACCAAAACCTATTTGGAACCATCGCTGTAGCTGGACAGTCAAATGTTGTGGCTGATTCTACGAGCGACACGTTGACATTGGTAGCTGGGACCAACATTACAATTACCACTAATGATGCTACTGACAGCATCACGATTAACAGCACTGCATCTGGTGGAGGAACACCCGGCGGGTTAGATACTCAGGTTCAGTTTAACGATGGCGGTAATTTCGGTGGTGATTCAGGACTGACGTACAACAAAACTACAGACACGCTTTCAGCGACAAATCTGACCGTTAGCGGCCTTTCGACATTGGCTCACATCCATGGTTCTATTGCTGGCAATCTTTACATCCATGTCAAGAATACCAGTGGAGTTACCATAGCAAAAGGAACGCCAGTTTATGCGACAGGTAGCGTTGGAGTTAGTGGCAGAATTGAAGTATCAGCGGCTGACTATACCAACTCAGCCAAGATGCCAGCTATCGGGATCACTGATGCTGAATTAATCGCAAACGCACAGGGTAACGCCGTCATAGTTGGCGAAGTCACAGGACTAGCAACTAACAGCTACGCAATCAATCAAGAGCTTTTTGTTGGAACATCTGGACTGCTTGGAGCACTACCAACAACTGGAGAAGCCCAATCAATTGCTGTTGTTTCTCGCGTTCATGCTTCCACTGGCATCATTGTTGTTAATTCTCAGGCTAGGCTATCAAATGGAGCAATAACCAACGCAAGGCTAGCCAACATGGCTGCTAACACGATCAAAGGTCGTGTTACCGCATCAACAGGCGCTCCTGAAGATATTACGCCAGCTTCGCTAACCGAAGAAACAACTCCGGCAGCAGGAGATTTCTTATTAGGCTGGGAATCAGGAGGCGGTATTCGCAAGTTTGACGTTGGTGATTTGCCAGGAGGAGGCGGAACACCTGGAGGTGTTGACACTGAGTTGCAATTCAACAACTCAGGAACCTTTGGAGGTGCGGATATTCGCTGGGTTGATCCGTATCTTGAAATGCCAATTGACGGCACTTTTGCGACAAGGGCAAAAATTGGAATGCAGTCTGGGGCTAATGCTGATATTTATACAGCAAACGCCGGAAGTTTACTGACTTATGGTGGGAATGCTGGCGCTACTCCACAAAGTCCAGGAGGCGGGTCTGGTGGTAGCGGAGGATACATTCAAACCTTTGGTGGTTCTGGTTTTACAAGTGGCGAACCCGGTGGAGATTACAGTGGAGGATCTGGTGGTTATATTGACACAACTGGTGGTGGAGCATCAGATGGTCAAAATGGTTCTCCAGGTGGAAATATTATTACGACCAACGGTGGCGGAAATATCGACACTAACCAAGGCTTCATTGAGCTAGGTCAATTCGGTAGTAGAACTACCATTGATAGTGGTGCAGTTGGTGGAGATTATACACTCATCACACCAACAGGTCCAGGTACCGCTGGTCAATTGCTAAATATTGCAAGCGTATCAAGCGGACTTGTTCAACTTGGTTACCTCTCTACACCCATTGCTATCGCCAACGGCGGCACAGGTCAAACCACCGCAGTCGCAGCGTTTGACGCGCTTGCGCCAACCACGACAAAAGGCGATCTTATTGCTCACAATGGCACCGATAATATCCGAGTTGCTGTAGGTGCTACTAACGGCCATGTGCTTACGGTAGATAGCGCCGAGGCAAGTGGAATCAAATGGGCTGCGGCTAGCAGTGGGAAACTAGCCCAAGCGGTTACTGCATCGTCTGTAACATCTGGATCAACTACAGCAAACATACCATTTGACGACACCATTCCGCAAAACACGGAAGGACTTGAAATATTAACGCTAGCAATAACGCCAACAAATGCCAGCAGCACGCTCCAAATTACTGCGACCGTGACGGTTTCTGGCGGCGGACTAGTGAGTGTGGCTGGGGCATTGTTTGTTGATTCAACGGCTAACGCAATTGCGGCAAACCTTAACACTGTTGGAGGTAATGGGTATTTCAGTTTTTTAACTGTCGCAGCATCCATTTCAGCAGGCTCAACCTCCGCTCGAACCTATAAATTTCGTATAGGTAATTCAACCAGCGGCACTGTTTATTACAATAGATGGGCGACTGGTGACTTATACTCAACTGCTGGACCAGAGACTAGAATAACAATTCTCGAAATATTACCATGAAACATATAGAATTAATCGGTAACATGGTTACATCAGTGCGATCTGCTCCATATCCAATCGAATCACCAACAACCATTGAAGCGCCTAATGAAGTTGAGTGTGGTTGGATTAAAAACGGTGACGAGTGGATTGCCCCCGTGGTACCAGTAGTCGTCAGTTTCCGCTCCTTGGCATTCGCTCTCTTGCAAACCGGACTTTACCAACAGGTTAAATCCGCTGCTTTAGCAACTCCTGAGGGGGAAATTTGGTGGAGCACCGCACAAAGCACCACCGTCCATCGCGATCATCCTTTCGTCATTGCACTTGGCGCTGCTATCGGTCAAACACCTGAGCAGTTGGATGCTATTTTCGCATCGGCATTGGCTTCTCAGTGAGAATTGAATTTTGATTGATTTGTGAACTAAACACTACAATTTATCCACAATGCCTGGACAATTACAAACACTGTCGGTTCCGCCTCCTGTTAGCGTTCCAACGCTGCTGAATGCTATTCGTGTGGGATTGGTAAACCTTAATAATCCAGGAACGATCACTTATGATCCACTGGCTGTTCCGCCGCCTCCAGTGAGCGAGCAGACGCTTTACTACGCCATCTACAATGCAGCAGGAGGGGAAATTCAATCCTAATTATGGCTGGCGTCCCACAGACATTGCAGATACCACCACCTGTGAGCATTCAGACGATGCTTTACAATACCTATTTGCAGATTATTGGCGGTGGAAATGCGCCATTTGTTGGACCGCTTGATGCACTGGTGGCGCAGGGTGCAATGATTCGTCATGCCTCCTCAGTTCGTAGGCTGCGCTCCGCTTACACTGGCCCAGCTTGTCGGCTACGAGGTAACGGTGCCAATGCTGAAGCTGATATTGCCTTTTTGCCTGATGGCACACTTGATCTGACTGCCGCCGCAGCCATAGCCGCTGATAGCGGTGGGACACAGGCAAATTGGGTCACTGCGTATGATCAATTTCAAAATACGGATGCCACGCAGCTAACGACTGGCAATCAAATGCAGTTTGGAACTACATTCCAAAGCCGTGGTGAAATGGGTGGATCAGCAGCTTCCAATCGAACTCTTGGACTTGATTTACAGGCTTTGCCGCAACCTACATTTTTCTCTATCGTTGCAAATCAATCTTCTATCACTGGAACTAGAGTATTACTTGGAACATCTTCAAATTCATTAAATAGGTTTACTCGAATGAGTGGCACATTGCCACAGCAAAACTGGGGAACTACACTTGCTGGCACAAGCATTTCACCAGGAAAACATGTCTATGGTTTTTTGAGCAATGGCTCCAGCTCACAAATTTATATCGACGGAAACTTGAATGCAACTGGTGACGCCGGTAATACACAGCTTGAAATGCCCAGTGCTCGCATTGGCGGAAATCAATCAACAACCAGCAATTGGAATAATACAGCAGGCAATACTATTTCAGAAGTCATTGTTTTTTCCAGTAACCCAACAACGCTTCCTGGGTGGCCCGCTTTCGTAGCCGCTCAGAAGACGTACTTTGGCATTCCATGATTATCTACATTTAATCACACTTCAGAATAAACCATGAGCCACGACGAATCTCTCGCCATTGACGAACTTCGCAAAACAATCCGATGGCTCATTGGTGGCGTCATTGGACTTTTAAGTGGTGCCGCTGCCGTGGGCGGATGGGTAGCAACGCAAGAAGGCCGGATCTCCAGTCTTGCTGATGCTGATCGAATCTCCAGCACAGACCGCTCTGAAATGCGAGGAGAACTGAGGGCACACTCATCCATCATCAATGCGATCCAAAAAGATTCAGCCGTTCAATCACGCGACTTGCAATACATCCGTGAGGCAGTAACCGAGATTAAGGACTCCATGAAAAAGCCCTGACTTATGTGGCCGTTCACCTCCAAGCCAAAGCTACCTCGCCGTCAACTTCGAGGAGATACCGTGCAAGCCATGGTTGTATTGGCTCTGAAAGGTAAGACGCAGCCGAATTTCCGCCTATTCATGCAAAAGGGCATTATGGCTTGTCCGCCAAAAACAATGCTGCGTAAAGCCGCAGATCAAGCATATAAACCTTGGCAAGAAAACTTGTGGGAGTGCGAAGATCAAGCCCGTGCAGTAGTGCATCACGCGCAACTACTCGCCGCCAAGGAAGGTTGTTCTTGGGCTGTTGGAACACTGCGTGCCAATGCACCTGAAGGCTCAAGCCACGATCTCCATGTGTTCGTTTGGGCTATCCTTGATTTGCCAGAAGGCTTGCAATTTACCTTGTTCGACCCAACTGCCGACGACTGGGCAGATGTGCCAGACCTATCTGGCGTTGATTACGCACTCACATGAATATGGAACCAAACATGAAGCCTCGCATTGCCCTATTCAATGGCGATGGAGTGGTGTCCTGGCTTATCAAAAAGCAGACGCGCTCAAAGTATTCACATGCGGCGATGCTTATTCCAGGCACCACAAATCGCATTATTGAATCGCGAGAGTTCAAGGGCGTCAGACTCCACACTCTGGACGAATCAGATAACCGGTTGATCGACTGGTTTGCCATCCCAAGCATGAGTGATGAGGATTACGACTATGCTATCAGCTTGTTCTTGGGGCAGCTTGGAATGCCATACGACTACTGGAGCGTGGCTCGATTCGTCACCAAAAAGCCAGCGCGAGAGAATGGCAAATGGTTCTGCTCAGAGGCAGTTCACAAGATGCTAGCGGATGCCGGAACTCGTCTTCTTCTGCGCATTCCATCGGCAGAAGTTTCTCCTGCTCATTTAGGAATCTCACCACTACTTGTTCAAGTTGCCGCACCATGAAATACATCTCACTTATCTTTGTCGTCTCAACACTGTCTTCCTGCTCGATTACAGACTCATCCAACGTAAAGCGCATCGCTGTGGCTGGAGGAGTCGGTTATCTCACTGGAGGTCAAGCTGGCGCTATTTCCGCCGCCACTGCCGAGTTTAGCAGAACCAGCGCAAAATCCCCTCGCAATATTCAACCATGAGTTTATATTTAAACGCTAATGAGTTTATAGGATTCAGTTTTGCAGTGGTATCCATATCAGTCTGGGCGCTAATAGTTTCAGTAAAACCATAAAATATACCAAATGAAAAAACCAACAAAGCCAGCCAAAACAGTCAAGAAAGCCGTCAAAACACAAGGCAAAGATACACTATCCTTCCTTGGAATCCCATTTGGGAAGATCCCCAAAGGAATGAAGAAGTAAACCATCAACACCTATCCTCGCGATATGAAAAACTGGTCCACCGCTGTTCATGAAACCCAAGAGATTCGCCACAAGAAGACTGTGGCCGACTTTGAGAGTGAGCGTAAAAAGCTGCTCAACGTCATTTCAGAAAAGGACAATCAGCTTAATATCGCACTTGGAATCGGTGGCGTGAAGCCTGTTGCATCCAAGATTAATGCGGTCAGCGATTTTGACTCCGAAGCAACTTTTGTAGCCGTCGCATCAGATTGGCATGTCGAAGAGACGGTTGAAGGAAAAACCATCAACAACCTCAACGAGTTCAATCTTGATATTGCTGAACAACGAATCAACCGCTTTTGGAACTCGATTATTCGCATGGCGAAGATTCAACGCCATGGTGCCAAAATTGATCGCCTCGTACTGATCTTGGGTGGCGATTTAATGACTGGATACATCCACGAGGAACTGTTGGAGAATAACGCTCTGTCTCCAACGCAGACAGTGTTGTGGCTTCAAGATCAGATCGCCAGTGGGGTTGAATTGCTTTCTAAGCACTTTGGAGAAATTGTGATTCCATGTTGCTACGGGAATCACGGACGCAACACTCGCAAGCCACGTCATGCTACAGGCGCTGCCAACAGCTATGAGTGGATGCTTTACAAAACAATGGCAAAGCATCTTGCCAACAAGGCTTCTTGGCATGTTTCTGACGGCTACCATTTGCTTCTGGACCTCTATGGCAAAACACTCCGTATTCATCACGGAGACGGCTTGCAATACCAAGGTGGAGTTGGTGGGTTGACCATCCCAGTTGAGAAGGCCATTTCCTCGTGGAACAAAGGTGTTCCAGCAGACCTAGACATCTTTGGTCATTGGCATCAAAGCCAGCAAAATCCTAAGTGGGTATGCAACGGGAGCTTGATTGGCTTCAATGCTTACTCCATCGCTATCAAGGCACCTTACGAGCCACCATCACAGACTGGCTTTATCTTTGACAAGCGATACGGAAGAACGGTCACGTTCCCAATCTTTGTCGATTAACAACCATACCACAAAACCAAATGAAATGGCAAAAGGCTATCGACAAGATCAATGCTGAAAAGTATTGCATTCCACATGGCTGGGATACCAAGGAGCATATTGCCGAAGAGCTTCAATGTTCTCCCGAAAGGGTACATGATATGCTGAAAAACGGTGTCTCATCTGGAGCATTTGAGGCGCAAGACTTCCCAGTTTGGGATGCTAAACGTCGCATGACAATTCGCGTTCGTTGTTACCGACAGAAGGAAGAAACCAATGCTGATTCTTCACTTGAAGATCGAATCAAGGCTTCACTTGCTCGCAACCCGAATAAAACAAGCTATCAAATCAAAAACAATATTCGTGGGGCCACCATATCAATGGTTGATAGCATCCGCCAAAAACAGTGAAGGTTACTTCAATAACCGTTAAAAAGCGAAAGCTAGGCCGTCACAAGGCTTTAGGTCTTGCTTACGGCAACGGTAATATTGAGATTGACGAGCGTTTATGCGGGCAGCATCATCTCCGCATTCTCATCCATGAATTCCTCCATGAGTGGGAATGGATTCTGCCAGAGGAAGTTGTTGATACACTCAGCAGCGATCTGGCTAAATTCCTTCACAAGCACAACACCCGTATGATTGAGGAAGACAAATATCCATGATCCAAGATTTCTCTATCGCGCAAGTTTCTATTCTTGCGATAACCGCCATCTGCCTGCTTGTTTGGGGCATCATCATTGTTAGCTCTCCAAAAGTATGAAACTATCAGAAGCACTCGTTCAAGTAGCACTCAAAGAAGTCGGAGTCACAGAGATCAATGGCACAAATTGCGGACCTCGCGTTGATGAGTACAAGGCGTCTACTTGGCTTAATCCTAAGGTTGGTTGGCCGTGGTGTGCAGCTTACGTTTGTTGGTGCTTCCGTGAGGCTCTGGCGCTAGCTGGAATCAAGGAAACCAAGACATTTAAGCGTCCAAGGACAGCTGGAGCATGGGACTTCGAGAATTGGAGTCGTGAACAAGACGAATCAACACACACGAAGAAGCCGCATAAAGGCGACATTCAGGCTGGTGATATTTTGATTTTTACATTCAGCCACATTGGAATTGCTCTCTCATCTCCTGACAAAAATGGCAACATCAAAAGTATTGAGGGGAATACAGATGGTGCTGGAAGCCGTGAAGGTGGCGCTGTTCTCAAAAAGACTCGCCACATCTCAAAGATTCGCAGTCGAATCCGCATCATGGTATGACCGACTTTGAAGTCATCAAAAACCAGTTTGAGTCACGCGCTAAGTGCCGTCATGGCAACTCGCCCAAGATCAATCACGACGGCTGCACCTGGATTGAATGCAAGCCAGAAGGCTGCAAGTGCATGATGGCAGATGGAGATGGCATTCCACTTAGCCGTTTTCTAGCTGAGTGGGTAGAGAAGTTTGGTTAATCACTCCAGACCTTCGTGCTTCCCAAGATATTTCGGTTTGTAGGAAGGAGTTATTTTCGCTGTCATGCAGACGCCATTCTGCCCCTTAAAGAACTGAATCTCATAGTTTGAACAAAGCCCGTGTTCAATATTTCGCCTGATCAAAGGAGCGGCAAACTCTGGCTCAAATACAGTCGCTTGCAGCATCGTCAGCGCATCTTCAATAGTCTCAACTTCATGGTTTATCATATTTCAGATATGACATCGTAAATTGACTTATCGCAAGTCACTTCTGCAACCGCTGCCCAAAGACCGGTCTTGGCTTTCTAAAGACCACCTGCTTTACCTCAATCTTTGGTTGAGGTATATCGTGATGAACCCTGCGAGTTGCGTTCCAAGCGTGGAATTGGCTGGATGTCATCACGTCTTTGCTGCATAGACAACAACCTTGCCACAGAGATCGCCCGTTTTTATAACAAGTTTGGCAGATGTTCATAGATCATATAATATTGAAACTTACCAGTTCTGAACTACCCATTCAACAGATATGAAGCAGAAGCCCCAAAAATCTCGCGTCGTCCAACTAACGCGAGGACCAATCGAGACGTATGGCATCAAGTTTGATCATCAATTTGGCAATCAACTGGATGTCGAGTTGATCTTCCTCAAGTGTCCAACGGGTTCGTTATTCGGTTGGAAGGGCGATAAAAACCCACAAGGAAAGCCTGCGTGGATTCATTTCGTCAACGCGGTGAACCTCATCTGGAACTACCCAGGAAGTAGGACTCCTTTCATGTGGCACCCTTGGGCGATCAAGATGGCAAAAGCCGCATTTGAGAATAAGCGTCTAGCGATCTCGTCTGGTGGTTCTGGCGGCAAGACTGGTTTGTTCGCTGTTTACTGTCTCGTTTGGTGGTTGGCAAATCCATACAAGAACGTCGTTCTCGTCAACACCACGACCATCAAGGACTCGATGGGGCGTATTTGGGGCCAGATTACTCGTTACTTCAATGGCATGGCTGGAGCACCTCCTGGAAAGCTGGTAGAATCCTCGCACTGTATCAAGTCTATGGACTTAAATACCGGCGTTGTAATGGATGAGTACGGCATCCGTTTGTTTCCAGGTGAGCAAAGCAAAGCCGCTGAATCATCACGCGCCATTCGAGGTCAGAAGCATGGCCCCGGCGGTAAGCTCATCGTTGTTCTGGACGAGTGCGCTGAACTTTCGCCATCCATCATCAATACGTTCGAGGAAAACTTGACGCAGAATCCGAATGTCCAGCTTATCGCGCTAGCCAACGCCAATTCGCCATTCGATACCTTTGGGCAGCTTTGTGAGCCTATTCCTGGAGGGTGGGACAGCTACAACCCAGATTGGGATGAGTGGAAAGGAAAAGGCGCTCACGTCATCCGCATCAATAACGAAACATCACCAAACATCATTGAGGGAAAGGTGATCTACCCTTTCTTGATGACTCGTGAGATGTTGGAAGAAAAGCGAGAGAAGCTAGGTCAGCATACAAGAGCTTACTGGCGAGGTGTTCTTGGTGCGTTCTTGCTTGATGGAGACGATGACAATATTTATTCGGCATCTGAAGTTCTTCAAATACCGCCAGATTGTGTATGGCAGGGAATACCAACCAAGGTTGCTGGATTTGATATTGCTCACACAGTAGGTGGAGATAAATCAGTTTTGATGATTGGCAGTATCGGTGTTTGTACTGATGGCAAGAAACGTCTTAAGTTTGAAAAATCGTATTATTTAAACGAAGACTTATCTAAAAAAGACATTGATAGAACGACGCAAATGGTATCTCAATTAAAGGACATTTGCCAGAAGGAGGGAGTTAAAATTGAAAACTTGGCAATAGATAGTTCAGCCGGTGGTGGAAAGACATTCTCTGACGCAATTTGGTCACAGTGGTCTAATGGCTTTTTGAGAGTGGACTTTGGTGGAAGACCAAGTGATAGACCTGTTTCATCTGCCGACAGGGAGAAATCTAGCGTGAGATTTCATAACAAAGTGTCCGAAATTTGGGGGATCGGTAAAGAACTTCTTCGATGCGACCAATTGCGATGTATCCCAAAAGGAATGGCCGAAGACATGACGGCTAGAAAGTACAAGGACAATAAAGCGCAAGATGGTGGATCAAAGATTCGAGTTGAGTCAAAGATTGAAATGAAGCGCAGAACAGGCAAGTCTCCAGACGAAGGCGACTCTGGCTTTATTTTGATCGACTTGTGCCGAGAGAGGCATGGCTTATCTGGTTTGGATAAGCCTGGAAATCACACACCCGGCAAACCGAATCCATTGCAGAAGAGATTCAAGCAGTTGGCTGGCTTGTGGGCTGCTTAATGTCCAAAAGCCTCAAGCGTGTGCCTGAATGGATTGCCTCGATCAATTCTGTTTTGTTGTTCATTTTTTTAATCAAAATCCGTTCACTTTTGGCATCAGCAAAACCTCTATCGCTTCTTCTCCAATAAGCTGATCAAGAGTTACTTTATACATCCTTGCTATTTTTAATGCGGCATCAACAGTCAGTTCAAAGCAGTCTTTTTCTAGCTGCGAACACCAACTGGAAGCACGTCCCATGTGCTCATTCACTGCCTGCTGACTCAAACAGTTGATCTCTCGGAGGATACGATAGCGTTGACCTTGCGTAGTTTTTACTTGTATTGGTTTCATATATGGTCACCAATCTTATCACGTTATTTAACGAGATGCAAATTATTTCGCTTTTACGACTTCAACTTTAACGAATGGAAGCATGAGGACGCTGATGGTCTTATTCTTCCCAAGTGCGAATGAGTGCGTCACCGCCTTGAATATAGACTTCTTGAGCATCATGACGCCGTGATAGCGAAAGATTGAACCGTTGGTGAGTCGATAGTAGCGGATCATCATTTATTCAGTTGGGATACATGGCTTTTTCCATTGGGCTTTTGGCAATCCTGATGGCCTTCGACCTTTGCAGGCAATCAGTTCAGCATAAAGAGCCTCGCTGATTTCTATTCCGATAAGGCGCTGCATCCAGCCCTTTGTTTGGCGTATTCTCAGTGTTGCTAGCTGGCGTGAATTTGGCGATCCACAGTTAAAAAGGGCTTCAATGGTTTTCTTGGTCAGGATCATAACGGGATTGGCTTCAGTCTCAGTTGGGAATCCTCTCTCAGGCACAACCCCTCCCACCTCCCCATGCACAAAGCAATGGTTAGGTATGGGAGGGCAACCCGGCAGTCTTGTTTTAATTCGCACCGCCAACTCTGATGATTACTCATTTTGAGCTAGACCCCCACGAAATCCCCCGTTTTGGCGCTACGGGGAGCACATGACGTTCTCACGGCCTGCATGTCGAGCGTTTCATTCCTCTCGGTTTGAGTAGCCTCTTTTGCTGAGTAGGCTAAAAATCAGAACATGAAAAAGCCCGAACTCCGGGGTGCAGGCGGAAATTCGGGCTTTTGCTTCGGATTACCGTGGATTGCTCCAGTTGCACCCGAAGCCAGCTTTTTCAAGCTGTGATAACCATAATCCCACTTGCGCCATTCCGTCAAGCGGATATGGTAAAAAATATGCAAGACGTTTATCTTTATCGAAAGGACCGCCGCTGGCAGAAAGCCTCCAAAGTCATTGAGGTGACGATGACCAGCAATCAGACTGCCTATGCTGGCATCACTGGTGTTGCTTCAACCAACATTGTTACGGTTACCGGAGCGACCTTGGCTGACGGGCAAATCCTCACGTTGAGCGCCAAAACAGGCGGAAGCGGCCTCTCTCTTGGAGTCGGCTACTACATTATCAATGCTAGTGGAGCGGCTGGACAGCTTTCACTCACTCCAGGAGGCTCAGTTGTTGCACTCGGCACCAACATTACCGCACCTTCATCTGGCATTGTCAGCCAGCCTGAGCTTAGCGTGTGGTCGTCTGAGTATCGGGATACGTTTAATTACTCAAATGGATTGCTTCAACAAGCATCAACATACAATAGCGGCGGACCATCTCCAGAAGATGTAACCACTAACACAAGGCCAGCTAACATTAGTAATTCTGAAGGCATTACTTTGATTCCAAAAGGACCAGTAACGATTGCTCAGAGTGAATCAACATTTCGTGGCACGATCACCAACACTGGACCTTTTCAAAGCGTTGCTGGATTTGATGTTTCTATAACAGATGAAATGGCCCACGCCCCACTCCGTCAAACATTCCTAAAGAAGTCATTCTGGAAATTCGACCGAGGTGGAAGTATTGCCCCGCGATACCTTTATGCTGAGTATATGCAAGGAGATCAAATTCTGGATAACCCTCCCGAAACCCTCTAATGGCTAGCAATTTCCAACTGTTACCGACTCCGCATGAAGAGGAGTTCATGTTCTCTGTGCGAGTGCCACAGGACTACATTGGTCCTGAATTGGTGTTTCCAGATGGCTCGACGTTGATTTCTGCCCAAAGCGCATCGCTTATTGGTGCGCGTCCAACTTCATTTAATCAGTGTGGCTGGACGGTGGGACGTGAGATGCTTTCAAAGTTCCCAGCCTACGGTAACTATGTTTACCTGAAGTCTGATAAGCAGAGAGATCCAGATTACATCACATTATTTTTTGGCAGGCCGAGAACTCCGGCACAGCGCAGGGTGCCGTTCAACAGCTACTATGATACAAGGCAATACACTTGGCCTTCTGTGCTTGAAGACCTGTTTGCAGCTAAAGCAGTTGGATTCCCGCAAGTGGTCAACAATGGAGCAAATACAGAGACGGCTGACAGGCTTATGCCAAGGTATCGTTACCGTCCTGGCATCTCGTATAATAGCACCATCTTGGTTGAGCAGTTTTTGTCAGATGTGGCTTATTCCGCTGGTGAATTGACGCACATTCAGCCTGTTCCAACAGATGTTGATGGCAATTACATTGGTTTGAGCATGAGATTCGAGAGGTGCTTGCATCCAACTTGCGTGTTTCCGAAGGTTCAGCCAGAGACGCCAGTTTTTGGCGTTGGCATATATCCGGCACCACTAAATCGAAATTCTTCCGTGCAGATTTTCCCAGCTACAAACTTCCTAGATTGGGCACCGTTCATCATTGAGGACCGCCAACAGAACACTAACGGTCTTTGGTTGAGAGAACGAATCACGATCTATCCTCCATCACCTCCAGACGAGGTTATTCAATGATTAATACTGGCAACGGAGACTTTGCACCTGAGAACAGCCCATTTGCTCAACGAAATTGGGCATGGGGAATGTCTGGCATTAGCGCAAATGTGAGCCGCGACGGAAGCTCTACGGTGATTGCAAATCTGCCAAGGTCGAATGTGCAGATGGAGAGCATCAATAACTCCGGTCCACCATTTGCAGCTGGATCAAATATTCAAGTCACTGGAACTTTTGTTGGAGGGGTATTTACTGGCAGTGTTCTTTTTGTTGGACCAGGAACTCCACCCACAACATCAACGACGACAACTCCGCCACCAACAACATCATCAACGACGACGAGCAGCAGCACAACAACAAGCAGCAGCACCACGACAAGTAGTACCACAACCAGTACCAGCAGCACCACTACAAGTAGCAGCACTACTTCGTCCACAACGACTAGTTCATCAACTACCACTTCTTCTACAACGACTACACCGCCTCCAACCACTTCTTCTACAACTACAACTAGCACGACGACAACGACCACGCCTGCGCCAACCACTTCATCAACTTCATCAACTTCATCAACAACTACAAGCACAACCACTACAGCACCGCCATAATTCATGCTTACAATACCAGAGGCCAGACCGTATGATGAGCGAAGTGCTGATGCAATGCCTTGGCACACAACTCTGCTTGGAAACTACATGCAGCACAATTTCTGGATGTATGCAATTATTGAAAGAGTGATGCTAGCAAATCCACAAATTCAATCCGTTATTGAAATTGGAACTGGCTCTGGGTGCGTAACTACAATTTTTGGTCTATGGGGAATTCATCGTGGAATACCCGTTGTTAGCATTGATCATGTGCATCGTCATCACGATCATATTCTCAAAACACTTGGTGTGGAGTTTTTGCAAATTGACGAAGAGCTTCCATCCACTCAAGATACAATCCTGAATCGAATTGGAGACAAGCCAACATGGTTGTTTTGCGATGGTGGATGCAAAAGTAGAGAGTTAAAGCAATTTGCTCCACTGCTTCCAAGCGGTTCTATTATTTCAGCCCATGATCTAGGAACTGAATTCCGTCATCATATTGATGCTAAAAAATTGTGCGACGATGGAATCATTCAACCATACAAACCTGAATGGTGGATGGAATTCAACGTGCAATTAGCACTGTATATCAAGTCATGATTGATAGCGTGCTCTACGTTGGAAGTGGTCTATCAGCACTCCAAGCAAATGAGTACAGGAGTAAGGTAGATGTTTGCTGTTCGGTAAACAACGCATGGCGTGCATTAATGCCAACTGGTTCTGATTATTGGATTTATCCAGGAGACTTCCCGCCTGAAAATTTTCCACCAAATGAATTTAAGCACCAGAGGATCAGTTACGATGATTTTCAAAACTCAGCAGAACGAGTTTTTGCCAGATTAGGCCAAAAACATATCTTACCTCAACATAAAGCTGGATACACTATATTCTTCCAAGGGCTGTATTGGATATTTGATAATTTGAAGCCAAAGAGGATTTACACCATTGGATTCGACCATGATTACTCGGCTGAAAAAGTGCGTAAATGGATTGAGCACAAATGTCCAGCGCCTAATAATAAGTTCAATGGAGAGTCTCCAGCATCTGTAAAAGATTGGTCCGACAACTTTTTTAGCAATTGCCCAGAGGATTCAATCTACGGTCATGGAACACCCGATCCATTAAGGCTTGGCGTTGATGAGCTTACTGAATTTTTTAATCGCGCATTGGAGTGCTCGTCGCAACTTGGCATTGCATTATTTAATGCGTCAGGTATAATTAATGGTCTAAATAATTTCCCTCAAGGGAAACCATAAATATGAAACTATGACATCGCCATCTCTAACCATTTCAATGGCAACCTTCGACGATTTCGATGGAATTTTTTTCACGAGTCAGGCCATCCGAATCTACCAAGAACTTCCAGAGAACACAGAATTCCTGATTCTCGACAATAATCCCGACAGTGATCATGGGAGGCAGATCAAGCACTTCGCTAAGGACGTTCCAAATATGCGGGTGGTTGATGTCACTGATCGCCAAAGCAGCTTCGTTAAATATGACGCATTCAGTCTTGCTACTGGCGATGTAATCCTTGGCCTTGATTGCCATGTTCTGCTCCAACCTGGATTTATCGCTTCCATGATGGAATACTGGTCACGCAATCCAGACTCCAAAAATATGCTTACAGGGCCACTGCTATATGACAGTCTAAAAGCCACAAGTGAGCAAATCGACCCCGTGTGGCGAGGTCACGACTTTGGAATTTGGGGCGATAATAAGGAGGGCTTGAAGTCAGGTGAGCCTTTTGAGATTCCAGCCCAAGGAATGGGATGCTTTTCGTTTATTCGCGCCAACGCTCCTGTAATCAATCAAGGATTCCGAGGCTTTGGTGGTGAAGAATGGTATATGGCTGAGATGGTTCGTCACAATGGTGGTAAGGTTATCTGCCATCCAAAGATGGGTTGGAATCACCGTTTTAACTGGCCGAAGCGAACATTCCCACTCACGATTGATGACAAGTTGCACAACTACTACACGGGTTGGCTGGAGATTTACCGCAACATTAATCACCCGATGATGGTAGAAATGACACAGCATTGGATTTCTGAGCTTGGTGAGGATGTGGTCAAGCTGGCTATTTTCAAAGCCGTTCTTGGTAATGCGTTTACGCTGCCAACAAATCCGCCAAAATCCCCCTTGCCCATCCAGCCATAACGGTTAGAATCGGTGGAGATGTCCACCGGCCTAACAGTTGCGGATGTCAGGTCAATGATTGGCAATGCCATCTTCCCTGGCAATCCTAATTCAGAGCTTTTCCTACCGATTCTCAATCAGGGAGTCGAGAGGATCATCAACTCTGGTTTGTGGAAGAATATGTACGGCCAAGTGGATTATCCTTCCACCACTGGCTACATCACTCTTCCGAGGCGCTACGAGTCAATCGTTGGCGTAACTCGCGTCAACTGGCCCACGATGCCATTCTCGCGCATGCAGGAGTTTATGACTTCTGGCCCTGGCTATATTGACGAGACAACGAGAGATCTTCGCATCATCTTGGATCAAGGTGATGTTTGCACGCAGGAATATCAAGCTGACGCTGGATTGATTCGCCTCACTATCGCTGACGCAAACGATGTTGGTCAAGTTGTGCGACTATATGGTCAAGATGCAAACGGCAACACTATTTTCGATGCTAACGGTGTAGAGGGTATTGACCTAACGCTCGCTAATCCAACGGCAACCACCGCTGTTCAGATGTTCGTTACTCAAGTAGTCAAGCCTCTCACCACTGGCAATGTCACGCTGTCAGTCGTTGTTTCTGGCACTCTGACTGAGCTTTCCGTCTATGAGCCTAGTGAAACGAATCCTATTTATCGTCGTTACAAGGTTGGCACAATCGAGGCTAGTCCAGACAATAAGCCAGTGCTTCGATGCCTTTGTAAGCGTCGTTTTGTTCGACTCATTCAAGAGACTGATTTAATCTGGCCTGACAACATTGGTGCGCTGAAATTCGCAATGAAGGCTACTCAATTGGAAGACAGTGGAGGAGCAACAGAGTTTCAACAATCGCAGATTTTCTGGCAAAAGTGCTACGAAGTTCTCAACCAAGGGCTGAAACAAAACCGAGGAGCCATCCGTCCTAAAATGGCGATGGACTGGTCTTTCTCAGCCGGACAAACTCCGCAAACTCGATAAATTATGGGATATCCAAATAGGCAAGATAATATTATGGCCGCCGCATTCGACGGCACCCTAGAAGACAAAATCAATGCCTACAATAAGGCGGGTCTTGCTTCTGGTTACAGAATGGATTCTGAAGGAAATATCATCGCTCCTTCTGCCAATGCCAAACCAAGCGGACGTCTCATTCCTGGCAGCAGCCCCGGCTCATACATTTGGAAGCCTTACGATACGCCAAATCAATCACCTTTGGATCAATCCAAAATGCAGTCCAGCGGAATGTCGCAGCCGCAAAAAATGTCTCAAAGTTCCGTTTTTGGCGCTATGCGGTCAAATAACGCTACACAACGAGAATACCCTAATCAACGCTTGTCAGGCATTGATACCTTTAGGATGAGGCAAAATCGTCCATCAGCATACAGTCTCAATACAGGACAAGCTGGCCCTGATGCTTTGGCTGAGATGCAGGAGAATTATAATGAGTTGCTTCCACCATCTCTTCAAAGATCAACTCCAGTTGGACGCTCTCGTCATTCTCCAGCAAGAATAGCTGAACGCGAATTGCGAGCAAAATCTCGCCAGCTTGACCGCATACTTTCACCATTCTATTAAGCCTATGAGGATGCCAAATTACTCTTCTCTACTAAGTGGATATAATACATCGTTGCAGAACGCTACGACGAATTATGGCAATCAACTACAGAATGCCACAACGAATTATAACAACATGCAGAGAGATGTCATGACTGAGCATGGCAATGCTATGGCTCGCATGCAAGGAGGCATGCACGAGCCTGGTCGTTACAACATGCTTCATGGTGCTGGTAGCCGTCCTGGTTTGACTGCTGGTGCGCCAATCATGACTAATGTTTCCTTCGGAGGATTCCGTGAAAAAGGCGGGCCAGTAACTCCAGGTAAGGCTTACATTGTCGGCGAGAAGAAACCGGAGCTTTTTATTCCAGATGAACCTGGGATGATCGTGAATATTTCTCGCAAGTCAGTTTTCGATGCGATGAAGCGTTAAATTAACCAATTACTATCTACTGATTATGAATCAATACAACGATGGACTTGCTGATGCGCGTAGAAACATTGAGCAATACAACGCAGTTCGTGTCGGCATGGCTAATATGCTCCTAAATAAGATGGCTCAACCTGAATTTGAATTCGGTGGCTTCCGTGAAAATGGTGGTCCCGTTACTCCTGGAAAAGTCTATGTAGTTGGAGAGAAGAGGCCGGAATTATTTGTTCCAGATGCGCCTAGAGAGGTCGCTCCAATGTATGAATCTTTAGGCGGAGCATCCAGGCTCACTCCAAGGTTCCAGGACATTTTTCTCAATACGAGGCCACGAATCTCAACCGCCGAACAGCTTCTACAGGCTGCTCGTGAAAAGTTGATGAACGCTGGTGCTGCCGCTCGAATGAAGATGCGTGAGCAGGAAGAACGGGGCATGCGTTCGTATGTGCCTGCAAATCCAGAAGCGGCGGATTTGGAACTCACGAAGCGCATGCTAGTAGCTGGAAATCTTCCAATGCCATTAGCCACACCAATGCCAACGCAGCTTCAACAACGTCCAACAGGCGGAGTCATTGCCTCCTACGGTCCTCAAGAGCGCGTTGTTACCAGTCGATACGGAACCGGAACAGCAACTTCCAATACCAGAAAACCAGCCACCTTTGATGGAAAAACCAAAGCTCAATTCTTTGGTCAAGCTGCTGCTCGCCAATGGGTGGACAACAAATATGCGCGTGCTGAGAAGACTGGTAAGATTGATCAGAAAACAGGCAAGCCGATCTACACAAGTAAGCCCATTCCAAAAGGCTCAGACGCAGGCACGGAACGAGTCCTTGAAGCCATGAAAAAAGGTGGAGAAAAGGAAAAGAAGAAAAAAGCCGTTTAATTTATGCCAGTTCAAAGTAAGTATCCAACTAACACTCGTATCTCTCCCAAAGAGATGATGGATGAGCTATCAACGCCCAAGAGGTCTTTGCCAGCCACTCCATCTATGGATCAACTTGCAAACATTGCTAAATATGAATACGAAAGACAACGTGGGAATTTTAATCGCCCTGCTCTACTTCCTAATAGCGGCAATTATAGACAGGAAGAATTTCTCAATTGGTGGAACAATTTGGTCAAGGATTATCAAATTAAGCAGGAGGCGTTGATGCGCTCTAAAGAAACTCTTGATATGGAGAAAGAGCTTGGTTTGAGGCCATTGACTTCTATGATGTCTGGAAGTCCATCGTCTGATTTGGATGAAGCAATTATTGGCGCTGAACAAGGCGGAACCGGAATTGGTCAATTGGCGGCTGGCCTTGGATCAGTAGTTGGAGTTCCAGGTTCAGAAATTCGCAGGAAAATGTACAAAGAGAGGGCTGATGTCATGTCTGATTACAGGGGCAGGCGCAATCCAGGCATTACCGTTGGAGATATTGCTAATAAAGCCATTGTAATGCTTCCAGAAGTGTATAATCCAGTAAACAAACCAGGGATTACCGCAAAAAGCGCAAATGCCATTTGGCAAGCAATTCGAGGATACCTTCCAAATAAATCGCTTGAAGACGCTGCTGTTTCAGCTGGTTCCAGTGTTATTGGTGAGAAAGCAGAAGATTTAGCCACAAAGGGCAAAGGACTTATTGGAAATACAGTTGGCGCTACTTTTGAGGAGGCTTATAACCGTTTATTTAAATAATCATGCCAGTCATTGACCTTGCCGACTACCTTGGAATGCCTGCTCAGGCACCCGCAGAACCGCTTTTTTACCAAAATCAGCGCGATGCTGCCTATGAGCAAGATGCGGCAGACTTCAACCGACAAGTTGCGGCACGAGGCGAGCTTCGCAGGCTTCAGCGCCTAGCTCCAGTATTTGAATCCCAAAAAGCTCAACTTGCCTACGACGACATCGCGCAAAAAGCCAACGACTTGCGAAAGAAGCAGGAGATTGAGGCGCAGGTTGAACGTGCGGCAAGTGAACTAGCTGGCGGCAATCTAAATCCTGAGAGCGATGATTTTGCGGTGAAATATCGCGATCTGGCGACTCGCAATCCCTTGGCATTTAGTGATCCTCGATTCAGCACCGTGGCTGGACTGTATGAAAATCAATACAAGGGCTATCAGCAGGCGAAGCAGCAGAGGGCGGAAGCTGAAGCAAGGGCTGCTCAAGAAATCATTGACGCCAGAAATCGAGCAATAGCTTTTGGTGTTCCTCCTGAAAAACTTCCTAGCAATGCGGGCCTGGAGCAAATTGCGATTGAGGAAGGTAAGGTTAAAGTGGCAGGCAAAGGAACTCGTAGTGGTTCTACCTCCGAAGAAGGACGCAGGTTAAAGAACATTTTGGATGCCAATAAGGATGAACTGGATTATCTCGAAAAACAAATTGATGCTTTCAAATTAGAAGATACAGATCAAAAATATCTTGATGTTCAAGATGCTGTAAATAAATCCCGCGCAGAATGGATTGCATTCAATAGAACCGGAGGAGTTCCAGCCGCACCAGCCGCACCAGCCACTCAGCAGCAGGTAAGTCCATCTGCCGCAGCCGCAAGTTCGGCGCTTACCGGAATGGCATCTGCCGCAACTCCATTCTCGCCAGCAGCATTGCCAGCTTCGATATTGGCTAGCGCGTTGCCACAGGCTCAGGCTCCGGTTCAACAGCCAACCGCTCCAAGCGTTCCAGATTTCAACACGCAGCTTGCTAATATTCCATACGCTCAACAGCAGCAGTTTATTCAAGTGGCACAAGCTCAAGAGGCTTCCAATAAAGCCATTGCTCCTGCGTGGGAAAATGCCAAGCAAGATATTGGTAGCAAAATTGCCAAAGTGGTTCCAGATAAGGTTTATCCAGGCACATCAGTCAATCAATTGGAGTCTTTTGCCAAAGCCGTCCTCAAACCAAGCGAAAACATCATCAATAATCCTGAGTATGGAACCATTCCAGCTACTTGGGAAGTTTTGCAAAAAGCTGGCATTCCAATTGGTGAAATGATGAGCAATAGAACAGTTTTCAGGGAGCCTGGAGAAAATCGCAGATTGCTTGGATTTTTGGGAACTCAGCAAGTTGGTTATCAGGAGCTTCTTCAAGAATGGGCTAAGGATTTCTTAAGCAAAAGAGGCTTGGTTCAAACAAATGTTCAGAACAACGCCAATGTTCCGCGTGAAGAGGTTGATAAAGCTGTAAACTTCTTGAACAAGAAAGTTCCGGTGCCACAGTAGGTTATGGCTACTTGGCACGAGATTACACGCGATCCAGAATATCAAGAACTTTCCGAACAGGGAAAGGCTTTGGTTAAGCAGGGATTTTTTGAACGAGAAATATCCTCTGATCCTGAATTTAAAGCGTTCTCGCCACAGACACAAAAGGCTGTTTTTGATGACTTTTGGCAAACTCCAGACGATTCGGGTCAAGGAATAGTTACCTCCACACTCGGAAGTGCTGCCCGTGGATTCGGTGAAATTGTTCCAGGCACATTGGAAGGTGTTGGCGCTCTGACCGGCATCACACCTATCAGCGATCTTGGCGAATCTGCTCGCGAAGGGCTGGAATACATTGCGCCAGTCAATCCAATTTACGAGCAAGGCATTCCTGCCAAAGTGGCAAATGTGGCTGGTAATGTGGCTAGCATCATCGGCACAAGCGGCGTTGGTGGACTTGCTGGTAAAGCTCTAGGTGCTGAGCGTGCTGCCGCTGCTGGTTCTGCTGCTGCTAGGCAAGCTCTCACAAATCAAGCCATTCAAGCTGGTGCTAAATCTGCCCTATACGGCACAGGGTTTGCTCAAGGCGCTGCTGCTAAAGCTGCCGAAAATGAGCGTCTTGGCATCACTGGCGCTGAAGGGTATTTGAATCTTCTTGGCGGTGGCATATCTGAGCTTGCCCCAGAAATGCTTCCATTCGGCTCTGCGCTTGAAACGTCTGCCGCCCGTCGCTTGCTTGGAGGAGTTGATGATGCTGCTGGTAGAGTAATTCCAGGTATCCGCATGAGCGCAGCGCAAGAAGCTGCCGAAGGTGGTTCCACGCAAGTTCTCAGTAATCTCTCAACTCAGCTTACTGCTCCCACTGGCGTTGAAGCTCCAGGTTTGTTTGAGGGCGCTGGTGAAGCTGCTCTTTGGGAGGGCGTTGGTGGCGCAATGTTTGGCGCGATCAACAAACTTGGCCGAACACCTCCAGAGAGGCAGACTGACATCCAAAAAGCGTTCGTTGCGGAAGATAATGTGGATGCTGTTGATAAAGTTCCAGATCAGACAGACGACGAAAAGCTCGTCAACATGAACGCTGGCGGCACCACAGTGGTTGATCCACAGGGGAAAACAGCGGTTATTGCGCCACCAGCGCCAAAGACTCCAAGCCAAGTCATCGCTGAAAATCTGGCAACGGCTGCTGAAAATACATCCAACGATGCCAGTAAAGCTGTTGCAGCGGCGAGGGCTGTGACGCAACAAGTTACCACAACAAATGAGCCGATCACTCAAGAAGCCTTACCGCCAGAGCCGGAGATTCGACAGGACATGCAGGAATCACGGCAGTTGCCCTTGGTGCCAGAGCAACCGCTTGCACAAGAACCACAAGCGCCCGTTGAGTTGCCAGTTCCAACTGTTGAGCCTACCGTAGAAACGCCAATCCAAAATCCAGCAGAAATTCATCGAAATCGCAATGCAGAATCTGAATCGTATATAGTGAGGGATGCCGAAGGGTTTGCCGACCGAAAAGCAACCAGGGAGGTGGTTGAGGTGGCTGCTAAAGCTGCGGGAATGACTGTGGATGAATGGGCGGCAGATCAGGCAGCCAAAAACATCAAGGCTAATAAAGATTTCTTCGATGCCCTGAACGATGGGGACACTTTGGAGTGGATCGACAACAACGGGAGAAAAGGAACTGGACGCGTAGAAATCGGATTGGATGGAGAGAAAACGGTGCGCAATACCACCGAAGGTTCTCCCTCAGAAGACTACCAGTACACAAATCGGTCTGGCATTTTCGCCCAAGTTGCGGATTCCTTGAAGATCACACCCAAAAGAAAAGAAGCCGCCCCCGCAACCGAAGCCCCCGCCCCCACTGCCGAAACTCTTGGTGTCACAGCGCCACCGGCCCCGACGCTGGAAACCCCCGAAGGCGCGGCACGCAACGCCGACATGCTCCGTCAAGCCCAAGCCCGTTTGGCTGGCACCGAGCAAGGCCCGCGCATCGGCTTTCTCCAACCTTCAGAAGTTGCTCCCGCAACCGAAGCCCCACCAATCACTCCTACCAAGGAGACGCCGACGCCCGCTACCGAAGGCACGGTCATGCCGGGAGGCAGCGCCATGGAGCGGGATGTGACTAAGCCGGAGCAGATGACGCCGGAGGAACACTTGAACGCTTGGAATCAATTAAACATTGATGCTCAAAAAGCGAGGGAAAAGGCAAACGCTGCTAAAGCGAAATTGCTTCCTAAAAATCCTGCGTCGCAAATTAGGCAAATGGAGAAAAACGCCAAACTAGAGCAAGAAGCAATTACTCTAGAAAATTTGAGAGATGAATTTCCTCCAACTCCTAGTTTTGCAATTGAGAATGCGGTAAAAGAAGGAAAGCCATTCTCGGTAGATCTCCATAAAGCATCAGGATATGCCTATATTCCCTCTGGCTACACCCGCCAAGGCGACCTCTACGTATTCCAACCGGGGGTAACTGGCGAATTAGTTCAGGTAGCGCCTTCTGCTGCACAGGCCGTGACGAAGCCAGCTACAGTCAAATCTACAGAGTTGCGAGTTGGTGATGAAGTGTCGTTCAAGGGAAATACATACCGTGTAAAGAGCAAGTTACTTGATGGCAGAGTTCGAGCCGAGTTCACAAATCCAGAAGGCATCGCCAAACTTCCAGCGGGTTCTGTTAACATCACAACCCTACCTCGTAACGTCAATCTCACACGCATTGAAAAACCATCTCCCCAAACCACAACGGTAGCCACACCAACAGAAACCGCCGCTCCCTTGGCTAAGGAAGCGGCGGTAGCCAGTGTTGTTCAACAACCAGCAGAGGGGTCGATCCCTGCTGTTGAGCAAGAATCTGCTATAACTCCCATAGAGTCAAATGAAAAAGCGGACATTGCAGATGCCGCAATGGCATTCTTGGAAGAGGATTTGACCGAGAGCAAAAGGCAATGGAGTCCAGAAAAGATCGCTGCTGCAAAAGCCTACTTCGCTAGCGGTGGCAAAGACATGGATGTGCTTCGTGCTGCATTTCCCAAACTCGTTGGCTCTCGTCCGATTGTTCAAGCCTATCTCAAGGCTGATAAGGAAGCGTCAGAAGCTCAAGCTAAGCGTGATGCAGCCGATGCTAAGCTCGCCAAAGAAATCGAGCGTGACGAGAAGGAGCAAGCCAAAGCAGAAGAGGCACAAAGGAAACGTGAAGAGCTAAACATTAAGACGCTCAACTCGCTCATTCAGAAAACGCGCACGAACGTCGTTCAAGGCACCGTCAAGCCAACCGATGCCAATCAAGCTGTCGCGATTCTCAACAGTTCAGGCGAGATTCCAAATGTGCTATTCACCTGGATTGGCACCTCAAAGGACTTCCTTGCTGATCCTGCGAATCGCGTTCGTTATCCTGAGACTTGGAAAGCCATCAGTAGTAATCCGAACATTGAGGGAGCGTCTGATAATGGACAGCCGATTGTCTTCACGGACAACATTGGCGTATCCGATCTTGACCGTAAGCTAGCCAATCTTCAAGGCACTACGCCAGAAGTGGCGGCAGTTCGTCGCGTCATCCTTCATGAGAACATCCATAAAGGCATATTCTTCTTATCAAAGAAGGAGAAGATGCAGATCTTCTCGTTATTGCGCCGGATGTACTCTCCAGAGGAGCTTGATTCGCTTGCTAAGTCCTATAGCAAATACTCTGACTGGCGCACGAATCGAGATAACTATTTCAGCTTATTAGAAGAAGCGATGATTCGTGACTTCGACTCAATGGCGGAAATTCCGCGTGATGGCATTTGGGCAGAGTTCATGCAATTTCTGCGTGGCATCTGGCAGAAGATCACTGGCAAGACGAGCGAGCCTACGCTAAAGGACTACAAGGATGTTTTCCGCTTGATTCGCAATAGCCTGAAGAACTCGGAGAAGGCTAATGCTGACATGCTGGTGAATGGTGGTGGCGTGCGGATTGGCATTGCATCCAAAGTCGAATACGATTCCCCAAACGATGCCGCATTCAACAGTGGCGCTGAAGTAGCTCGCAACACTGATTACGACGAACGCGACAAGGAAGTGCGTTCTACTATTCGTGCAGCATACGATATTGCTCCGAAGACAAATGGCCCATCGGTGCCGCTAGACGAGCTTTTCAGCATCGTGCAGCAGTCGATGCCTGATCTGACGGAAACCGAGTTCAGCCGTATCTTGCAAGGGCTGTATGAGGACAGTGGGGCACTGTTGATTGAAGGTGAGGTTGCTCCATCCTATACTTCAGAAGAAGAGGCTAGACATGCCGAACTTGAGGCCAAGTTCAACGCTGGCACCATCACGCCAGAAGATACGGCAGAGGCGCAGGCTTTGGTGGATGAACGGGCGAAGGCGGCGGGGTATGATGGCGGTATAGTGTGGCATGGAGATCGTAATGAGGAGTTTGTAGATAATTACTCTCCATTTACCGAGCCTAAGATTCCATTTTTTACAACACCATCAAAAAAATCCGCTAGTTGGTATGGAAATCCTCGCTCATATTACAGCAAAAAAAGTAAAGTTGCTGGAATATCTGATATTTTCAATGCGGCTAACGCGCTTGGTATTACCAAAGATAAATCCGATCCATATTATGAATTTTGGCCTGAAATAAAAAAATATTCAGAATACGATGGGGTTAACGATAATGATCTTGTTTATGTTCCGTCTATCCGAGAAGAGTTGGTAAAACGTGGATTCACAAGAGTCCGAGTTTTGGATCAGTTAGAGAATCAAGAAATAACTGCTGATATTTTTATTGATTCACCCTCTCAAATCAAATCCGCAGACCCATTCACAGGAGTCCCACTCAACCAGCGTTTCGATACTGGTAACGATATTCGCGGCAACATCAACACCTTCACCACCGAAGGCGAACGCGCTGGATCTGTCATCGTTATGCCACCGTCTGGATTCCAGACAAGAGCGATGGCGTCAATGATTGATCCTAAAGACGCTGCAACCAAACAGTTCGCGAAGAATATTAAGGACATCAACAGTGGCACAGCTAAGGCTGCATTCGACGGCGTGCAGTTTGTTGACTTCGAGCCAGTTGATCACATTGTTAAGCCAAACAAGTCATACGAAAAGATAGCCATTGACTATGTAGATGGACTTCTTGGTGAGGGTAAATCCATTGAGGATATTGCCACATCTATTATGACTCCTATGTTCTTCGATAGCATTGGTATCAGCAATGATGTCAAGGCTCGTCAGGCTCTCACATCAGAAGTTCTTCGTCGCGTCACCGATCTAAACGGCCTATCTAATACTCGTCTAGCATCCAAGCGATTACAGAAGTTGGAAGACTTAATCAGTGCATTCTGGCAAGGTCTTGGAACTGAGAGCGGTGGAAACCAAGGCCAGCGTGCTTTCATTATCGGAAGCCCTCGTTATTCATGGATGTTTTTGAAGGACTCCGTGAAGAAGGAGATGAAGGAACGCCGAAACAACATTCTCACTGTTCAGTTTGGCAATAATAACGCTACCAGCTTCACTCAGAACTCGTATGAGAATGCGGATAAGGCTTCCACCATGTCTGCGGATGAGATTGCCAGTGACATTGAAGACTTCAAGATTGATCAAGATTTGCTCGATGGAGAGGCAACACTAACTGGCAAACTTGCGAAGATGTATGAAGAGTTGAAGGACTTACTTCGTGAGAATGGAATCTTGGCTCGACTTGACGCTCAAGAAAACATCACGGCAAAAGCATCTATTTCACCAGCGCGGAGAGAGGAACTTGCTGCTTTGAGCAAGGATGAGCGTGCAAAATTGCGCGACAAAAACAATAAGCGCATTGAGCAAATCCTGAACACTCTACTTGGAAAAGAAGAGGATGCCGATACGACAGAGAAAAAGACCGTGCGTAAGAAGCGTGAGAAGATGGTCGATGCTGTGAAGAAGCGCGTTGAGCAGGGTAAACCTATTGAGCCTACTGACTACGTTCCAATCATCACCGAGAATCCACAACGCGATGAGATTATTGATGATGTTTCTAATGCTTTGCTACAAGCGGCAAAGAAGCGCGGAGTCAAGCCTTCTCAAAAAACCGCATTGGCAGACTTAGTTGCCAGTATCAAATCTCTGCTCAAGAGGAATATAAAAGGTGAAGATTTAAAAGCTGACGAAGCTCCATTGGGTCAATTGCTGGCGAGGACATATCTCGACAACCTCACGGCAACTGAAGCTAAGTTGTTTACTGAAAGCTGGAATGATGGACGTAAAAAGGTTCGTGCTATGCTTACAGAGATGGGTGTTGAAGGCACTCAACTTGAGGCTGAACTGAATGCCATCATGCCAGCAACTCCAACGATTGCATACAATCCATCGGCAGTTCGCAAAGCAATCACACGCGCATTGCGTGAAGCCGGTCTTGATGCCAATGACCTTTTGGCTAACACGCAGTCAGTTAAATCCGAAATTCTCAAAGTTTGGGATAATGCCGCTGTTGATGCTGGCTTAACACCTTCTGTTTGGCAAGAAGGGCGCAAACTTGCTGAGAAGTCTATTGATGAGTTTGTTATTGAGCGCAAGGCATCCAAGGAAAAGGCAAAGAAAATTGCCAAAGTGGTATCTGAGCAGGCTAACAATCCAGTTTCACTAGCTGATTTCAGCAACTCACTGTCTCAATACAAACTCAATGATGGCAAGGTTAAAGAGCTTTTCGACAAAGCTAAAGTTCTTGCGAATAAGAAGGTTCAAATTGCCTACGACATGGCTGTTCGAGTCCTTCTTGTATCAGAGAATAATCTAGCTCAAAGCGCATTCTTTAATTCCGCCACCAAGCCAGACACCATCGTTAAGGCTTTCCGTCAGCAAGTGAGTGATCCAATGAGTCGTCAGGATTTCAAGGATCGCATGGAAGCAATGAAAGTCAGTGGAGAATTGGCCGATAGGCTTTTCGACAGGGCTGCTCGTGAAAAAGACAATGCACAGTGGAAGCGTGCTCAAGACATGCTTGAAGGGCCAAATGCTCTGCGTAACATTCTTCGCGAGATCAATCGCGCACGTCCAGGTAATCAAGCGCCATTGTCTGAGCAGATTCCTTGGCGTCAGCTTCTTTCGCAAAGCTCAAAGACAGTTGAAGAATACCGCCAGCGTATCCTTGACGCAATCTCTGCCAACGAATCACTCAAGAACGCAACGCCAGAGCAAAAGGCACGTCTCGCAGAACTATTCACTGAAGCATGGGAAACCAAGCGTAAACGCATTCTCGACAGCATGCAGGAGCGATTGATCCGTGAGCAAGAGGCAAAAGGTAATCTCAGCAAAAAAGCTGCTAAAGCTCTTCAGGAAAATCGCATGCGTATAGTTGAGGACATCAACCTTGGCATTTTCGACAACGATGAAATCGCGAAGATCATAGCTGAGAAATTCGGCATCAAGTCCGAGTTCACTGATGAAGAGCGCCAGAAAATTGAGTCGCTGATTGCAATCTTGCAGGATGAAAAACTCAACCGCGTAAAGCGCAACAAAGCAGCTTACGAGTTGCTGGAAACGCTCAGCGCACAGACTGGTATTTCAATTGCTAAGTTGTTGGCAAACTTCTGGGTGTCTAGCGTGCTTTCTGGGATGAACACGGTGTTCTCTATCGGCATGTCTGTCTTTAGTGGTATGGGCGAGCTCACCACTGCCCTGTCTCGCATCTTTTCTGCTGCATTCTCAAATCCAAAACAGCTTTCGTCTGAAGTTGCAGCGGCATTTAAGACTCTGGCAAGAGTAATATCTGCCGTCCCTCGTCAAGCCAACAGAGCTTGGCAATACCTCGTCACAGGAGATCAAGCATTCCTTGATCCATCTATGAACGATGCGCTCAAAAACATGGATTACGCATCCATCGGTAAGAATAACCAGCTTGCTGAGCAGATGGCGAAGTCTGATAAGATTCTCGAAAAGAGCATGGGTCTTTTCATGCGAACAGTTAGCCGACTACTTACCGCTCTCGATTTGTTTAATAGTGGACTCACCAAAGAAGGCTCGCTTTCTATTGTGTTCCGCCAGCTTGATCTTGATCCTGTTAAAATCCAAATGCTTGAGAAGAAGTCTGACTTGAAGGCATATAAGGATCAGGTGATTCGAGACTATTTCAACAATGTGCAGCCAAAAACTCTCAACGAAAAAGCACTCGTTGAATCCTACGCCATGGCTGAAATGATGAAGGCTCTGGATGAAATTGGCAACGTGTCTGAAAACGCTGACCAAATGGCAATGCAGGGTGCGATGACGCTCGATCCTTCTGGCCTTGGTGGATATGGCTACCGTTTCGTTAAATCAATGATGAAGAGTGCTGAATCTGGCACCGATAAATTGTTGGAACGAAACCTTCGCAAATGGGATGAGGCAGTCGGTGTAGATGAGAAAGCGGAAGCTGGCGTGAAGTTGGTTTTGTCTTATATCTTCCAATTCGCTGCCTACAACGCTGCAAACTTGGTAGGTGTCCGATTTGCTCGCTTCGCTGGTAACAAGTTCAACCAGAGTCTTAGCTTCTTGCCTTTAATTGGCGCTTTGAGGCTGTATGAGGCCGAGTTTGATTCTGACCGCATTCGTGGCAAGGAGGCGTTCACAGATATGATCAAGCGTAACCAACTCACGGGCGTAATTGCTGCTGTGATTGGATACTATGTTCTTAAAGCTATCGCAGAAGAACCGGATGATGAGAAGCGAGGCGCATTCATCAATGGTGGTTGGAGCAACTTGACCCCAGAAAAGAAACAGCAAAAGATAGCTTCTGGACAAAAAGAATACACGCTTGGCTTTGGGGATACGGTGATCAATTATGGCAACTGGCCTGGATCTGGCATCCTAGCAGCCATCGGTGGATTATCAGATTTGATCCGCTTCTCGCCTGACCAATGGAATGATAAGACTGTTGCCAACAAACTACTGTCTGCAACCACGTCTGGCGTGTTTTCAGCTATGGAAGTTCCAGCCCTGTCTCAGTTCCAAGAACTGTTTGGTAGTAGCTTGTCCAGCAAAGATCCGAATGAGCAAAAGCTCACAAAATTTGCTCGCGTCATAGGAAACTATGTGGGCGGTTTCGTTCCTCGTATCCTCAAAGATATTGATTATATATCCGATCCAAACTTCAGGAAATACGAAACGCTGTGGGAGAAAACAGCCTCGCACATCCCTGTTTATCGTCGTTACGAAGGCAAGGAGTACTACGACATCTTGGGCCAGCAAATCCAACGCAATGTGTATCCTGGAAGCCGCGAGTTCATGGTGAAGCCAACTGATCCAGCCTATAAGGTTCTCGGCGCTCTCAATTCCCGTGGAATCTGGCTGACTCCTGCTAATGCTGAACACCGCATGGTTGGCAAGGGCGCTCGTCGTCGCTCCCTCACGCAGGAAGAAGCTGACAACTACAGCCTTGAAACCGGCAAAGGCTATAAGCAGATGCTTCTGCGATACGGTCAGCGTGCGCTCCAGATGCCCACAGAACGCGCCAAAGCATTCTTGTTGGACAAAGCTGACGAAGTGCGCGACAGGGCGCTCAAGAAGGTCTATAGGGGCTATCAACCTGCAACGTGATGCAAGAACTCATTCGCAAGAACACCATCCCAAAGGAATTCAACCACGCGAAGCTGCGTGAGCTATTTCCAACGGCTATCATCACTGGCGATACATACGGCTTCTTCTACCACGTTGAAGCTACAAACACGGTATTCGTCAGATACGGCTGGCGTGATCTAGCGAAATCCGTTCAAGAGCACCTGGAGGGAAATGGCATTGAGATTCCAGCGAATCTTGGCCTTATCATGCAGGAGGCATTCTGCCAGCATCGTCCTGATTTATGCGTTGATCGCGATCCTGACAGCGAGGCAAAGATTGGAGCATTTCAGATGATGAAGCGGTTCTACAATTCTGCCGTGAAGCCCTACCTTGCTGGACAGCTTGTGGATCAAGAGGAGGCTAATCGAAGAGCGGCTATTTGTGCGACCTGCCCGAAGAACACGGACAAAATTGTGGAGTTCTGCGTTAGTTGCTCAACTCGTAGCCTTGTTGGGCATATCAACCAGTTCTTGACGAGTCGGCATACGCCTAGCGATCCTCTGTTGAAGAACTGCGCCGTGTGCCATTGCCTACTGCCAATGAAAATATGGATAAGAAAAGATGATATGGACGAGCCTGAGCTTCGTGAAAAGTGGCCTGAGCACTGTTGGATGAAGTAGTTAAAATTCCGCTGGAGTATTCGCTTGATTGTCAGTCGGACAAAATTGTAGTTCATCTAGCATATCAGAAGGTTCGGCCTTCCCGTTTGCCATTGCTTCAATCCAGCGTGCAGGGTCAATGGTTGCTGTATGCTTCCATCCAACATCCAACATCGCAGATTCAAACTGGCAGATTTCGTCAGCGGATAAGCATTTAATCACTCCGTTAAGCGCATAGACAAAAAGCATCCGGCCCAACAAGGTTTCTGATGAAACACTGACAACATCGTTCTTGGATTTGGTATTCATTCGCGGTGAGTCTACACTTGATTGTTTGGCACAAAATAAGACACGACTTCTAGCCCGTCATCGCGCCAATCTTGAGCAATGTCTTTTTGATCGGTCACAAACTCCTCGTCTCCTACCGTGCATTTCCACTCTTTTCGCTGAGACATTAGAGATTCGATCTGTGTCGCAGCATCTGCCATTATTGCAGATATTTCATCCGCGTAAGGTGTCCATCCAGAACGAAGAAGCCGAACGAGGCGCTGCATGGAATGCCGAGGGGCATCCTGCGCGAGTCCAGGCGTTAATTGGTCGGCATCCATGAGCTTATGCGTTCTCCGTTGGACGCATCCGGCGGTTGATCGCGTTGATTAGACGCAGGTGATTGCTTTGGGATTTATCGACAGCATATCCCAACGTGTCGATCACATGCGTCAGGTTTGCCGCAAGGCGCTGGAACTCTTTGAGCATCAGCCGGACATCTTCCACATGCACGGCTTCAACCTCGCCACCGTGAACGGGATCAATCAGCCGTTGAGTGATTTCATCCAACTTGAACGGAGAACAAAACGATGGACGACGACACCCACCAGTCTGCTGCGGTTGAAAGGGTTTTGGCTTCGGCGTGGATTTCTTCTTGGGCATAGCGTGGGGTGGTTAGTGGTGGGCGCTCGTCATCTTATCGTTCGGCAGCACAATCTTTCTCCAATGCGTTGCGTGATCATATCCACGGTCATACGCACCCTCCCAGATGTCATCGCCATCAGACCAATCTACATCGCCGTATTTGTTGGCGTCTTCTTTGGTTGGCAGGCGATCATCAACTAGAACCCATGAGAGTTCGAGTAGAATCTTTTGCAGTTCATCAATGGTTTTCATATTCGGTATCTAACTATACGTCCGTTTTTGGTTGAGATGCAAGTGGGATTTTTCTTTTTGGTCTTTCACTCACAGGAACAGGAAATGCTGTTTGTGTCTTATTTATAATAAATGAAAGCGTCCCTTTGCTGCTCAATCCAAACTCAATCATGGTTTTATTGAATCCATTCTCTTTATAGTATTCAATAATTTTTACATGATCGTGTTTCATGGCATGCCTAGAAGTTGCAAATGCGTGAGCATGTCTAGCTTCAGCAGGTCGATCCATCATGTTTTGTGATGATGTTCCAGGTATGATATTATCAATGTGATTATTCAATGAGTTTCCATCTAGGTGGCGGCATACGATATTAGGCTGGTAGATTTCATCGCCAAATTTAAACCAAGCATTGAAGCGGTGAACAAGGCACTTACAACGCTTTGTTTTTGGGCCGAATGAAAACACTCGATAACCATTACTTAGTGATTGACCAACAATCGAACCGTCTGGTTTTGTGATTGTTTTGCCATCAGGTGTTATGCGGAATCCCATGTTGGCAGCTAATTCCTCATTTCTGTTTGGTGTATAGAATGGTTTTTTCATATTACTCATTTTCTCTTGCTGGATCAAAGCGGAAGAACCTTCCATTGAGCGTTGCCTTAACGATTTTCAGCCTCTCTCCATTTCTATTCTTCTTGATAAAAAGGTTCCTCTCGTAATTCGGCTCATCCTCTTTCTTTTTCTCCCATGCCTTTGCCTGCTTCTCAAAGGGCTTTTGGATGATTATCAAATTGTCTGAATCTTGCTCGATGGCTCGCGACTCGCGAACCTTTCCATCCTCATTAAGCTGTGACGGCATGATGATGTGAGCGCCAGTCATTTTAGCACACTGCTTTGCTGTGGCCGTGATATGGGCAACTTCTCGCTCACGGTTTCCACCATTGGTTTTAGATGTCAGGCAGAGTTGAATGTAATCAATGGAGGCCACTAATTTCTGCCCCTGCTTTAATCGCTTTGAGCGCCTAGCAATATCTCGGCAGATTTGTTCAATGGTCTTGCCAGCGACATCCACGATGGAAATCGGCCACTTGGATAGACGCATCGTTTTGACGCCAATGCTTTGATGCTCAACACGAGTCAGCATCCCATGTTTCAAATTACTAGAATCAATACCGGCTTGTGAGCAAATCAACCTTCCAGCCTCTTCTGTGTCTCGCATCTCGTAGGTGTAGATCACGCCAACATGATCCTGAAGGCATGCGGATTCCACAAATTGACGAGCAAGGCAGCTTTTACCGTCACTGGATTCACCAGCGATAACAGTTAGTCGTCCATCTTCCAGACCACCAAGGTATTTATCGAAACCAGCAAACCCAGTGGAGATGCCTGGAATCTTGCCTGGATTGGCGCAACGCTCCTCAATTCCATTCAAAACGTCTGTTAAAAGCTCTCCAATTTGACGACATGGCAAATCTGCGCTGGAATCATCGTTTACAGCCTCACAGACGAGCTTGGTGACGTGCTGGATGGCATCAGTAGCGGAAACACCATCGGCCTCTTGAAACGCCTGCAAATGGGCAATACCAGCAGCCATGGCACCGATCATCTGGCGGAACGCAAATTTGTCCCGCAAGATGGTTAGGTAATACTGATAATTTGAAGCAGACGGAATCAGTGTGAAAAGCTCACTGATGAACGCAGGTCCACCAACGATAGTCAGCTTATTCGCATTTCTGAGAGCATGAGTGAGTGAGATTTGATCAATCGGCTTACCTGCTGCGAATAGACCGATAATTGTTGTGAGGATGATACGATTTGCCTCATGATACATGATCTCGGCATGAGGCGCTTCATCACACAGCGATGGTCGTTGAAGCAAGCATGAGAGGATCGCTTGCTCCGTATCATCGTCATACGGAAGCTGTTTGTTGAGAGAGGCTAGAAGATCCTCGGTTGTTGGTGGTTGTGTCATTGTTGTTTCTGAGCCTCCACGATAATCTTCGGCCAATTTTGGCAAAAGTCGAAAATTGTAGATGCCCTAACAAAAGCTGGGCAAAACTTGTCTTTTGATCGCTCCCAGCACCAAGAAACAATGTGGATCAGTTCTTGGATGTCTTTATCACAGATGCGGAGGAATCCTTGAAGCTGCTTGGCATCCTTTGGCTGGAAATAGTACTTTTCACCAAATGTCTTGATGTAGCCATCTGAATAGGCGGTGATGAATGGATGGAATCTGGGGTCTGCCGGAAGTGAAGGTCTGCCACGCCTTTTGGGTATTGGCATTGAAGAATTAAGCCTCAAAACCTCTCCGGCATTTATTGCCGGTAATGGTGTATTCTCTGATGTACTCTCTGTACATATAGTAGTTTGGCTAAAACAGCCTTCCAAGTTTGGCGTTTTTGTGCATTCCAGTATGGCGCTTTCCGCCATACTGAGGGAATTAATTTTGGCAATATATGTCAGTTTAGCCTCTAAAGCACTCAAGTTGAGACGATAATAAAGCTGCGCTGGAATCCCAATTAATTTCTCCTCCCAGCAACCTAAATCCTTGAGATTTCTCCTAGCACTCTCCTGCTCACGTCGAGAGAGACACGTCTCCTCTTCCCACTCTGCTTGAGTTTTATAAAACCATCCACCAGGGTCTTTTGTTCGACTGCTCCAGTAAAATGCCTGACTAAGCATCACACCAGCATTGACTGATCCTGCCATTTTTGCAAAAATTCGGTGGTATGCAATTGGCCTGTCTAAAAGTTGGATAAAAAGAGATTGATTCATAAAAACAAAAAGGCCGCTCAGGTTGCTCCCCCGGTTGCGGCCCGGTTTTACCCGGCGAGGAAGCGGCCTGAACGGCCAATGATTGATAAAGCATCTGGTTCTATATGGACGCAACTCCCAAGAACTTCGACACACCAACGCTACTGCATCAAAAAATACAGTCAACAAAAACTACCCAATCGCGGCCAGTTCTTCGTGTTGAGCCAGCACATTCTGCACATAGGCAATTTCCAAGGCTTCGCCAAATTGAGCTTCGAGTAGGCAATTGTAAAGCCTGTCTGCATCCTTGCGCGATTCGACCAGCTTACCACGCCATATATCCTCAATGCGGATCAGTTGCGCCTGGAAGCTCTCCTGGCGTTCTTGAAGGCGTTGGTTTAACTCGGTGATCACCTCACCTATTTTGAGGCATTTAAGCTCCAATTCGGCAGATTTCGTGATAAGACTGTTCCGTTCTAGTACAATTTTTCGGGCAAATTCTGTAGAAACCATGTATTTTTGAGAGAAAGCCATTTTCTCAGCCGCATCTGTCTCTGGTGTATTCATATTCAGTTATTGATAAAGTGTACGTCGATCTCTGCTGCGATGTCCTCAACCATGTCGTCCAGTGTATCGACAGCGCATTCCCAAACTGCATCGCGCATCAATGGGTCGTAGCTGGCGATTTGAACGGCTAGCAGGTGAATGAGAACTTGTGTAGTCTCGTCCTTGGATGCCTTAGTGCTATTAAGTGTGCGAGCCAATTGATTGTGTAGGCGGCATTCCGCGGATGGTTGTTTTGAGTTTGCCATTATTTGATTGTTCTCCGGCAGTATTCAGCAATGAGCAGACCGTCCGCAATTGCATGTGTAATCTTCAGATGTGGAAACAACTGCTGAGATTTGGCCTTGCTCACGTTCTTATCGCCTTTTGTTAAGCATCCAAGCTCTTTCTGCCATCTTTGTGGAGTGACGTAGGTGTATGGGATGCGTGCCGCAGTGAGTGCCATCTCTAGGTTTCCAAATCCACGTCCAAATTTGAAGGACGATGAAACTCCCTGCCCCGGCATGGAATGCACAGATTCAAGACAACAGTGAATCGTGTCACGCTTAAAATCGTCTGGATTCCATTCATCAAACACTTCCCACAAATCAGTCAGAGTCTCAGGCATTTTTACAGCCCAAGCCTTCGCTGGATTATTGTCAGGAATGAAGGCGATGCTACCAGACTGTCCTGGGTCCACTCCGATAGACAGCTTCATGATCCCTCCATTTCTAATTCCATCACGCGAATCCTAGCCCACTCAATCCACTCGGATTCAGCCTTGCTGATTTCCTCTTTGCAGGAGTGATAGACAATCGCATCGTCAAACAGTGCGATCTTTTCTTTGTTTGGATTCATAGGTCGATCTCGTCTGTATTGAAATAATTACGCACGTTGCTACTTGGGTATGCAGCATTGAGCAATGGAAACACCAAGTCCATAATTGTGGCTCGGCATGTCATGTCATCATCTGGAATCTCAATCGAGATCGTTGGTGATGGTATGCCTTCTCGCGGAGGATTGATTGTTGGTTCAAGAGTAAGTTTCATATAAAAAGTGTGGCCGATATTTTAACCCTCGGCCAACGGGCTTGTTGATTTAGATTACCAGGGAATATCAGTGGTATCTTCGTCCTTCATCAGTGGATGCTCTCTCGCTGGTGTTGCTGTTTTTGGAGCAGAACGAGATCCGCCATCGAAGATGAACTCCTTTCCATTGCCAATAAATGGAGTGTACTTTTTGGCTTGGCGTTCTTCCTTGGTGGTGCTCTCAGAGACACTGTGAGTTTTGCCAAACTTGTCTTCACCATCACGGTTGCTTTTCACATCCAGGGATAGGTAGCACTTGCCATTTGCATGTGCGTTGATGCGGCTCTCTGGGATGCAGATCGCGACATACTCTTTGCCGTCTTTTCCGGTGATTTTCTTTGCGCCCTGAAGAGCGAGAAGGTCGAAACTGATGTTGATTGTGCTATTTGCCATATTGTTGTGTTATTTTGATTTACATTTAGCTCTTTTTCTGTGTGAGCAGTTGTCGCATAATCCATGACGAACGTGCTTACAAGATGTGGTTCCGCATTGGATGCAATTTTTGTGTTTTCTTGACCACTGTCCACATGTTTTGTGAAGTGTTGCGTGCTGAGATTGCGTCATAACTTCAAGATTCTCTATACTATCGCCAGTGCAATCTCCGTTTTTATGATGAATGATCTCATTCGGCAATAAATACCTACCAAGATGATTCTCCATAACTAATCTGTATCGCAATACATGCGATCCTCCAGAGTGAGATGGATATGGATGGTTTGGAGTATAAATCAGCGTTCTGTTATCATGTATTTTAATTTCTCCACCTTTCCACTTTGGATTATAAGATCCAGTTTTGCAGTTAATTGGCCTATCTGCTTGCAAGTTTCCATTATTCTTTAGTCGTTGGTAATGAGGTCCACACAATCCACGATTAGCTACTTTTCTTTGGCAATTTCTAATTGGGCATGCTTCTCCTTTTTTGCGATAGCCATCTTCTTTGCTTGCTCGGTTGTCAGAGTTCTTTTGGATTTCTTCCCACCAATCGAACCCATTGACGCCAAGTATTTTTTGATTTCTTGATTCATTTAAATTCATAATTGACTACCAATAAACGTAAGCCGTTTACGTTGCAAGCCATTTCTTTTTCTCCCATACAGGAATATCCAAACTGAGTACTCCCTTAGAATATCCAGGCCAATTTCCAGTAGCAAGACAAGTCGAGTATGTGTCAATGCAGCGATTCATCTGTGCCCTTCCAATTTCTAAAGCCTCTTCCGGTGGTTGATAAAAAACAACATCGTGAGGCTCTTGTGTCTCTACAACCATCCATAGCCATAATGGTGGCTCCTCTAAACCCAGTTCTAATGCTAGAAGAGTTTGATACCAAGCGCATTGAGCCGTATATTTTAGTCCAAATACCTTTCGACCAAAATCATCTGGGTCGGCTGATGATGTAGTTTTTAGGTCCAGTATCATAGGCTTACCACTTTCATCCTGGCCGTATGCGTCAAGCCGCCCCTTGATCTCGACGCCCTTGTAATTGTTCACAATGCCTACTTCGCGCTGCTTGCACAGGTTGAGCATGTATTGAGCGTCAGGGCTATTGCGGACAGCCTCAACAGTGCGGACAACTGTTGCATGCTCAGCCAGAGACAGGATGGTCATGCCAGCGTGTTTATCGCGCCATGCCTTGCCCTCTTTGGTCCGAAGATCAATATCAACAGGCTTAACGGTATGGCTGTATGGTTTGCCTTCGAGCACAGTTTCGTGAACGATGGTTCCAATAGTCATCTCAATTGAAGGCTCAAATGTCTTTTTGAGCGATGACTGATAATGCTTTGGGGACTTGAGGATGGTCTTTAGGCTACTGAAATTAGCAGCCGGATGCGACCTATAAGTTTGTTCGTCTAGGATAATCATTCTGCCACCTCCTGCATCGAAGGAAGCGCAAGGCTTGCGGTTGGTTTTGGGGTTATGTCGCGCTCAAGAACGACATCGCCATCTTTCTCGATGTGCTCTGCGATTTCACTAGCAAGCGGCAGCAGTTTGCACAGTCGGCGCAAACTTGTCTTCTTCGCCATTTCGCCGTAATCCGTAGCCCATGGACCAGAGTTACCAGAGCGTGAACGCTTGCGGATAGCATCAACCTCATCCTTTGTCATGGTAGCGGTTTGAGTTTCGCCAGACTTGAGAACGGCTTCTGCATATACAGCTTGGATTTCTCCACGAGGTTTACGCCACTCGACCTTGTGCGTGATTTTGCCATTTTCCCATACGAACTCATCATTCTCACAAACGAGTTCAGAGCGAATGCTGACAACATCGCCGGAGCGACGAACAAGCTCGATCATGCCCATATATGACAAAATCAGAGTGCATTCAGATCCGTAAGGAATCAGATAGGCACGTCGTCCATCTGGCTCAAGACCTGCGGCAGAAAGGTCTAGCAAGCATTTGAATAGACTTGCCTGAGTGCAATCCTGCAACTTTGGTGTTCGCTGCAATGCTGTGAGAGCAATGCGCGAGAACCGCTCAGGAGTCATGTGCTTTGGCAGCGCCAATGCTACTTGCTCGCGGAACTTTTCTCCGCCGATCATCTCTTTGAGAGTCGGTTGCTTAATCGTTGGTTTTGTTTCTGTATTGTTGTCGCTCATGTGTTTTGTATGTGGGTGAGAAATTAACTGAACCTAAGTTTTAATGCGGCAATAATGCTTTTCCAGTTATCCGGTTTGCGCTTTGGAAATGGATGGTTAGTGCGGCCAATGACTGGCATGGTGCCAACATCAATGCCGAGGTAATCAAGTGCGGCGATGACGCCAGGAGTGCGATCTACATTCATGCCAGTTTTCCGTGCATATATTCGCGGCTCGCGTTGTAAGCCATCTTCAATTCGACGGCTTTGCCAATGTCGATGCCACGTGCTTTAGACGAATCCAAAACACGGATAATGATGTCTGCGAATTCTTCTTCTTCGCAGGTAAGCGGGCAATCTTTGTCGCACTGGCTTTCAAGGTGGCCCTTGCGTGCTGCCTCCCAAAGTTCGCTCACTTCTCCGTGAAGGTTTGCTGTCCATTTGGAGTAGAGTTCGACGGAAGAGTATTCGTAATCCGCGTCATGGAATCCCTTGTCTGATGCGTTTTTATAGGCTGCATCGGCCAGTTCATTTAGTGCTTCTCTTGTATTCATATTTTATCGGGTTGAGTTGTAATGTTAGTCCGATTTGTCCGCTTTGTCCAGTTGCTTTTTCGGCGCTTTTAACGATTGCAAATATTCCACAATTGTTGGCACCGTTTCTTTGCGCGGCTTCACTTTGCCACTGGCCCATTCGTAAAGGCGCTGGCGATCAGTTCCGATCAGTCGAGCCATTTTAGTTGCTGATCCGTGCGGACCTTCATCAAGGTGTTTTTTGAGTAGTGCTGCGAGGTTCATATTTTTTAGTGTGTTGCGAGATATTCGAGAGATTCCATACACTCAGGCTCACGAGCGGCCCAGCGCATGATGATGGCTTTCATGGTGCCGATTTTGGCGACTCTTCGGGAAGCTCCGTCTTTGTATTGTTTTGCGGCGCTTTCAAGAATGGTTTCGAGCAGTTTTTCGGCTCGTTCATATCGTTCGGTGAATGTCGTCACCAGTTCTGGGTCTGCTTCGGTTGTCATATTTTGGGTTGTTAACTTTGGTCTAATCGTCCGTTTTGTGCAAATGGTTTTTCGGCCCTTAGAAATGATTTTCACGGCTCCTGCCACCAGGGCTTGAGCTTGGCGAGTTTGCGGTCTTCCGCCTCGCGTCTTTCCTGCGCTTGCCGCGCTTCCTGCTCCCGCTGGCGCTGTGCTAGGAGAGCGAAGAAAGCGGCGAGCTTGTCGGTGTTTGCGGTCATGGTCGTGCGTTTTTGTGTTATTTTTGGTGATTTTATCCAGCCACGCTGGCGTACCCGTCTCGCGCCTCCTGTGCGTACTCGTTAGCGTACCATTCCCAACATTCCGGCCCGCTCTCAGGCCAACAGCGCCTTGCTTTTTCGTACTCACGTTCCAGATTGCAGACGTGTCTAATCCTCTCGGCTCCACGCAGGTTTCAATCGTTTTCATGTTGCTTTTAGTTTGGTTTCTCGGCGCATAATCGCGCCCTCTTGCCATCTTGGCGGCTGGCGATGCCGC